TGGTTTCAGGCGTTGCGATTTTTGTTTTTATGCGTGGCGCGATGCGAGTTGTTAGATGAGCAAAACTATTTTAATTAAATGCTTGACAAAATAATTAAATGCTTGATATAGTGATTTACATAAGGAAGTTAACAAGCGCTTGGAGGCGTAAAGACAATGACTACAGTATTTGCATCTTTTGAGACGTTGGAAGATTTGTTGGACTTTAATTTCGTCGATCCTACTCCAGAGGCGATCGCCGAAGGGTTGCCAAAGATGGCAACCTTTGTAGGGGAAGCCCGTTTCTTGAAAGAGGAAGAAAGCCACTCTGTGGCAGTCACCCTACCCGAAGGGGCGATAGAAAACCCTTTACCCTCATGGAGTCGATACAGGGTATTTTCACTACCCTTCGTAGAAGTGGTTTCATCCTACACCTTCGAGTATGAAGGTGAGGAGAAATTCCTCTGGGATCAAGAGGCAACCATCTCGACTTATCAAAAGTCGATTCAAAGTGTTTCTATCACGATCGCTAAGTAAGCCCTGTGGCAACGCTTACGCCCATGTGCAAGTCTGGGCGATCGCATTGAGAGGATATGTTTTCACCTCTCCAAACTAAGACCATGCTATTTCTTTTGAATTCCCTCCCCAACGCGATCTTAATCCCTGAAGCAGGGGAGGTTCGCGAGATCAAAGGGATCTCTGAATCTGAAGCGATCGCGCTTTGGGACTCTACCGATGACCGCACTAGCGCGATCGGTCATGCCAGCACCGCCGATGTGCTAGTGCGGCGTGGTCTTGAGTGCGAACTCAATCGCGTTCAAGTCGCTCCTTCCGTAGGGGACACGCTGCTAGTGGCGGCATTCACCCCTAACCGCCGATTGGCAGAGGGTGAGTTCTTTACCGAGGCTGAGATCCTTGGGTTCCCGATCAAATTCTGCACTGTGCAGTTTTGATTGAACCTCTTGACTCCACAGAGGTAAAAGAAAAGGAGTCGTCTCTACATCCGTAGAGCGTTCAGGTAAGCAATCATAGGAGGTAAAGGTATATTATGGCTGACGTATCACTCGCGATCGCGCGACCCGCTAAATCACAAAAGGTCTTCCGCAAGGCTTTTGGCTTTTGGGCTTACAACATCAGCGATCCAGAAGATCGAGATGATGTCTATTATTCTTACCCTACACGGGAAGACGCTGAAATCGCGCAGCGTGAAATTGGTGACGGGACTCCTATTAAAGAGTCATGGGAATGGGAATATGTCTAAGGGCATTCTCTGGGCAGTACTCCGATCGCCCCTAGAAGTCCTGCCTATTTTTGAGAAGGGGCAACCACACCATATAACCCTGTTTTATGATGTGGACAAAACTCAGTATCAGCACCTGATCAATACTGAGTTTGAAGCAACAGCGATCGCAAATCTCTGGAACAAAGATATTCAAGCGATCGCTATGCTAATGCCTGACAACATCCCCCACAAATCTAACCCGCATATAACGGTTAGTTACCGCGATGGGATAGCGCCATCGGCAAGTAACGATCTATTTAAGTGTGATGATGATCGTGTAATCGCGCCTTACAGTCAAAAGCTTAATTTTAAGATTGAGTTCTTTGAGTTTACTGAGTGCGATCATCAATGGCTACGCAACGGCAAACGCAAAGGCATCCAGCAATGGATTTGCAAGCATTGTAAGAAAAGCCGAAGCGGTGACGGCACGGTAAAACGTGGTAGACCGTTTAAGCAGAAATAAAAAAAGCTGGTAGAGAATATCTACTAGCTTTTTTTATTTTAAGCACTTTTGTTTTGCCAATCGTGGCAATCATTAGCAGTGTAGAAACTAGCGCTATCCCGTGGCGGTACTTTGGTGCATAACCGCCAATTATTAAATCTGCAATTGTGGCAACCTTTCAGCGATCGCACATCTTGGGTATTTGCTAGCAGGACGGGATAGGATTCTTGTACTTGATATTCGGTAAGTTGTGGCGACATGTTTTATTTTTGATATTAAAAGCTATACTAAAAGAGCCTTGTTACCTTTGTTACTTTACTTGTTACTTTCTTGATCAAAGGCGGATCGCACTCCCTACAGCGATCCGCCTTTTTTATTGCTTATATTTTTGCTCTATATCGTAATCGCGATCCGAATCTAATCGCGCCTCGATGCCGCTTACTTTCTGCTCTAAGGTTGAGACGCGGCTGGCTAACGAATGGCTGCTGTATTTTGTTTCACAAGTTTCTACTACTACCTCGCTAAAGCTTATTTCTCTAGCGTCTGCACATCGCTGAATTGCATTTAGCAAATCCCTAGGGAATCGGATTGTTTTGCCTAAACTCTCTGCCATATACCTGTAATTAAAAATAATTACGATTGTAGCTTGACTTTGTTGATTACTTACTGTAATTTAATTGTAACTTGTCTGATGAGACATCCAATGGACATCCAATGAGACATGGGAGATATACAAAGATCACTTAAAGAATGGTCTGATTTCTTTGGTATCCCGTTTGGGACTTACAGGAATTGGGCATACAAGATGAAAAAGAGATCGCCCTTCTATGAAACAGATGCAAGAATCATTGCCGCCTTCGGTGCTGGTAAAGCATTAAGAGCTAGAGGGAATACAGCGATCGCAGGAAAACGAAACTATTCAAATATTATGGAGAAATTATCTAATGACTGAGCAAGAAAAAGAAGCGATGAAGCAAGGGCAATCAACCGAGCCTAAAAAGACTCGCAAGCCAAGCAACAAACAAAGTGTTGCTCTAACTGCTGATGAACTAAGGCAGCAAACGTCAGATCAGATCGGCGCTTTGTCTACCTCTGTTTCTAACCCGATGATGGCAGCAATCAAAAAGACCGCATCACAAAAAATCATGCTGGAAACAGTGCAATCAATGCCCGATATTTTGGCAGATGCTAACGCAGGGTTGGAAGATTTTTTCGGTTCCTTCGAGCCAGAAACGCTGGCTTTCGATTTGACGATGAACCAATTACCCCAATCAGCACAGCTAGCACTCAAGGCGGCATAAACGAAATGGACTACTACCCTGATACGATTCAACAGCAACAATTCACAGCACAATCAAATACTGAGGCTCCTCTTGTTGCTGTCAATCCTTACCAATACCAAGGGCAAGGGCAAGGTAATCAGTATCAGTTGGTAAATCCTCGCGTTATTTTTGGTGGATTGGGCGCGATCACTCTTTTGGTAATTGGTGCGCTGGCTATGCGTAGCACTGCTATTAATACCGATGCACCGATCAAAATCGCGCCATTGCAAAACGTAGCGCCAAGCTCACAGCAAGTTAATCAGGTGATTCTCGAAAATAGCAAAGCCAGCCTTTCTGATATCAAAATCGCAACCGATTTAAAGATAGAAGAAGTAAGCCTTGCAATGCTTAATGAGAGGGCTAATGAGATTCTGACTGAAGCAAAGCGCCATGTGAGCAATCCTAAAAGCCCCTGCTACCGCTCTCCATATCAGCAAGCTTGCTATATTTCTACCTTTATTCCAGAGATGCAGAAGCGATATGAAGATGCAGTCTTGACCCGTAAATGGTCGCAAGCTAACCAAGCCTTGTTTGATATTAAGGCGGCTCGTATTGCCTTAGATGGCTCTCAACCAGTGCCATTTACTCCAAATGTTACGAGCGCCGCGATCATCAAAGAGATGGAATTGCGAGTGAGTATTTTACAGCAAAGCGACAATGCGATCGCCTCTGAAATGTACGGAGGTAAAGCCAAATGAAAGCCCTAGCTTATGGTCTGAGCTTCTTTTCTAGCTGCATTGCTACTGCGATTCTGGCTACTCCCATGCCTTATGTAATCCAAAATAAAGCCGAATTAGGTCAAGCTTTGGAGCAGTACGCAATCAACAAACAGAGCTTAGAGCTTAATTCGCGCAGTTATAACAATCCTGCTTTGATGGGATTGACAGGGCTAGCAGCGCTTGTGTCGTTTGGATTCATGATCAAGGAACTTAGCGATAAGCCTTTGATTGAGATGCCTATACAGCAATCACAAGCTCAAACCGTAATCCCTCCAATTGTGAACAATATCAATGTTCGCAATACCGCTGTTAATCATGGCGATCGCACTCAAACAAAACGGGAATACACGCCTGATTTAGTTGATAACAGCAACAAAGATCCCTATGCATGGATGGACTTATTGCATGAAGTAAATTGCTTGCTAATCTATGGTCAGCAAGGCGCGGGTAAAACTACGTTTATCGAAAATGAGATAAACGCTAGAAAAGCATTAGGGCATGAAATCCTAGTGTTCGATACTCATCGCGAATATGGAGCATGGGAAGGGTTGGAAGTCGTTGGCGATGGCATGGATTACGATGCCATCGATGCTGAATTGGCTAATGTCAATTCGCTGATTAAAGCAAGATATCAGCAAAGGGCAACAGTCAAAGGCTTTAATCCTCAACCCATGACGATCGTTTGTGAAGAGTTTACGGATTGGGCTATTAAATGCCAATCGTCTGATGAGTTCTTCCTTTCAGCACTTAAGGATTGTCGCAAAGTTCGCATTCATGTAATCTTTGTAGCTCATGCTCGGACTATGGGAGTGCTAACTAAAAAAGCTGGTATGTCCGTAATGTTTGAGAATGGCTCTACTAAGCTCGAAATACTTGGCAAGCCTAACGCATTAGGTAAGACGATCCCTAGTGGATTCGCAGACCTATACAACGACCCTAACGACACCAAAAAAGCTGTACGGGTTGCAATTCCTGATCTATCAAATAGAATTTCAGATCCAATTGACGATTTATTTGTAGATGAAAATCCTGTAGACAACGTTATCCCATTAAGGAGACAAGCATCATGAGCAACCTCACACGCTACGAAAATCGCGCCCGAAATACCCATGATATCGATCCCGATCACGATGGCAAGATCGATGGATTTAATACAGGCGATCGCCCTGTGTATGCAGTCAATTGCAATACTCGATCTGGTATTTGGGTTTGGTTTAAATCTGGCTTTAAGCTGCTATGGTTTTATCCTTTCAGCTTCTCTCTTTTTTGTATTGTGGTTTGGTTTATATTCCGTCCATTGGTGTTTGTGACACCTGTTGCAGCGTTTAGAAATAACCCTAAAATCTTGACAGAAAAAGAAGCTGGCGGAGAGTTTAACGCTCTAATCAACAATACCGTCGTAGGAGTTCGCGGCTTTGCTGGAACTTCCTTAGAAGCGGTTCAAGAGCGCCAAATCAAAGCGAATACTGAGAATGCCGAGCGCCGCCCCGATCTAGTTCCCAAGGCTAAAGTCGTATTTGTGGATAACTAAACCTCATGCGTAAATCAGCGATCGCCACAACATTAATATTATCCCTATCCGTTGTGGCGATCATTGCTGACTTATCGAAGCAAGGCTACATGACGTTAGCCGATACCAGCGACATTAGAAACGCACTCCCAAATATCACGCCGCCACAATTTGCAGAGATATTAAAAGGTAACGACAAAGGCTGTCTCACAAAACCCTCGCAGACAAAGCCAGTTACCCTTAATCAGATTAGAACTTTAAGACAACTAACCGATCCTGATGCGATCGCCGCATTGCTAGGTAACTCTTACTGTCAAACCGCCACAGGCTTTAAATGGGTTACTGAATCAGGAAAAGAATTAAACCTTAAATTTAATAAGACTTTAGATTATGACTTTAGCCAATCAGCACCACAATCGCTCACCAACACTAAAAAGCGCACATCCAAAGAAACAGATGGAATCGCTGATCGAGATATGCCTACCAGAGTATCAGCACCAAGTCTTATCACAGGCGGAAAGACAACTACAAATAAATAACGCTGCAAGGCTTATAGTTTCAGGTGTTTTACTTTCTTTTGTTGCCATTCAGCCATTAAACAGCTTTGCAGAATGGGGATGGAGAGCTTTAAATTTACCAGTATTTGATAAGTCATCGCTCGAAACCAATCTCAAAATCGATGCAACTGATAAAGACTTTAATGCCCCTTTAAAAGTTGGTGAAAAGGTATTGCAATGGGAAGTTACATCTGCTTTCGGATTACGTGATAAGCCATGCGCCGAATGTTCTACCGATCATAAAGGCGTGGACTTAAATACACCTGTAGGAACGCCCCTATATGCAATCGGTAAGCCTAGTCCTAATCTTGCCTTTAGCGAAGGATACGTCGATGTAGCTTGCCCCTTAAATATCGGCAATCCACCCGAAGGGATTGCAGCTTGGGTAACTTCGCCATTATTGCCAGAATACGAAATAGCCCTATTCCACTTGGAGGCTTGCTATTCAGGTCGCCATCCTATCGGTGCAATGATCGCAAAAACTGGTAATACGGGCGCTAGTACTGCCCCTCATTTACATTTTGGTATAAAGCAAAATGGTCAATGGATAGATCCTCCTAGAGGCTTTGTAATTAGCACTCTACAGGGTAAATGGTATGAAACTAGCACTAATAATAAACCAATCGTAGAGCGCTTACGCAACGCGATCGCAGGGCAAGAATCAAACCACAATCCAAGCGCTATTAATCCGCACAGTAATGCCCTTGGATATGGTCAAGTGATGCCTGAAAATATAAAAGAGTGGTCTACTCAGTGTTTAGGCAAGCCGATTACTGAAGATGAGTTTATCAAGTCTAAGGATAAGCAAGTCCAGATCATTGATTGCAAGCTTACAGAGTATTTAGAGGCAACTAAAAACGCTCCCGATCCTGATACTCAGATCCGCAAAGTTGCCTCTATGTGGTATTCGGGCGATCCTATTTTGTACGATAATCCTACTCCTCAAAAGTATGGGGCGGGTGACTATCCTTCGATCAGAGAATATACACAAACAGTACTAGGGAGATTTAAAAAGCAGTGATGACAGAAACCCCAATAACACCCGCACTAGCATTAAAGCTTTATCTCCGCTTACAGGAAATACCAAACCCGCAAAACATAGTAATAACGCCAAAAACTAGCCATTATTACTACGACAAAAAGACTGACCGATACTATTTGGAGCTGCTATGACAGATTTAATCCTAATCTCGATCGCCCTAATCGTCTTTGCATTCTTATTCCGCTGGTATGCGAGATTTGTGGACTCGCAGATCGAATACCGCGATCGCAGATTGAGAGAGGTTAAGATCGCGTGGCTAGATCGATGCTATGCGGTGGACAAGGAAGATCTAGACCGAATCAGATACAAACAGATTATGGATGATAAATATAGTGGATAAATATTTCCAAAGAAATGATGACGCAGTACTAGCCGATAAGTTAATGCGATTTGGGCAAAAGCTTGCTGTATGGCTAACTAATAGTGACGATCTCACGACGTTCCATTTGATTCACTATTCCGATGACGGTCTTTGTATTGATGGTGTTTTACAGGAAAATCTTAATTGGCAATCTGACTTTTTTGCATGGGCAACATATAAACAAGCCGAGTTTATATTGCCGATCCTTGATCCCGTTTTTGAGCGTGACGCTTTGCAAAACAGCCTCACTCAAGCTTTGAATGAGTGCGACAGCTATAAATCCATGTTGGATGGAGTAAATGAGGCTTGTGCTAGGCGACAAGCCAAGCTCAAAGAACAAGAGCAAATCATGCAGGTATCATGCAGGTCATGGAGACAGAGATCGAATCATTTACTGATGCCAAAGTTCAGATTGAAGGGAGAGACGCGGCTCTGAGAGGTGGTATCAAAACAGTTAAAGAGCTAAATCAAAAGATTCAAATTCTAGAAGACAATCTCAGCCGAGCCGACAGTAATCGCCTATCAGAGCTAACAAGCATTATGCGTATGGTGCAAGTCCTAGACAAAATGCCGCAAGCCAATCTAGTAGGCGCTCTATGCCTACTCAAGCGCGTATTGTTTGACGCGATTTGTAAACTCGATCCTAGCCAGTCTCTTTAGCTTTTAAAGCTCTTCTCAACTCCAAAAAAGCAGATGCAAATTCTTCTTTGACCTGAGTTGAGAAGAGCTTTTGATTTTTCTCAATCCTATCAAGGCGATCATCCAATAAGTCCAACGCCACTCGAAATTCAGCAGCGTAAACTTCAATCACTGAAGCTGTCTCTGTGGGAATAGCCTCTATCGCTTCCTTCAAAGCTTTTAAAGCTTCGCTATTATGCGTTGTAGCTTTGATTAAATCCTCAGTTGCTTGTACCTGTGATTCGCTTGCCCTTGATAATGCTTGTGTAGAGTGAGCATTTGCTGTTGAGGATTGGATTGCATCGCCTACTAAATGCAATAAGTCTTTGATTACAAATTCTGAGGAATCTGCGCTGTGCTTTGCAATCTGGGAAACCGTATCGGCTAACCCTTGATTAATATCAATTTCGGCTTCTAATTCTTGTCCTTTGCGGTTTTCAGCTTGCAATACTTTGCTAGTTCTTACCCCTGCAAACTGCTTGGCAATCTCTCCCCAAGGCATCCATTTACCTATCAAGATGCTTACAAGCGAAATAGCCACGCCTGCACCACCTAAGCCGATTACAGGCATTTCATTGCTATTATTATTGGCTCCGCTATTTGGCGTAGATTGCGACTGTGTAGCAGGGGCTACAGCGATATAAAATCTTGACATTGCGACGTTAGGGAAAGCATCACGCTGATTATCGCATTATTAACTAAAATAGAGGCGTAATTACTGGTAATTAATATGAGCAATTCCTCAATACTTTCGATTCTCGGTATTGTTGTGGGTACTAGTGGCTATGCGGCTCAAAGCGGTTTTTATCCTCAATATACGGGCGCTGTTTTTGCAGTCTCGACCAGTATTTTTGGGATACTCACTAAAGGAGTTGATAAAAAATAGACTCAAAAAAAAGCGGCGCTAAACGCCGCTTTTTTGTTATCTTGCCTTAGTATCAACCCATCCAATAAGCCCTTTATCTGGTAGCACTACCGATACTTGCGATCCGATTGGCAGTGTTGCATTACCAATAAATCTAAAATACCTTAACGAGCCATCAGGGGCTTTAGCTGTGTATGAGGCTGTTTTGATATCGTATCCAGTCACCTCGCAGACAACAACGCTGTTATCCTGTTGCTTTTCTAGGGATAAGCGACGGGTTGCATTTGTTTCTAATTGCAGTCTCAAAGTATCTAAGGGCATCTAAAACCTGCGTCAATAATATTGTAAAAAGTATATCGACCGTTTGTTGTAAAAATTAATCCGTTAGCATCAAAAACATCCCATTGAGATGTGCCACACGGTACTGTAGATCCAGCCTTGATCGAAGAACTGTAAGGCGGTGTCCACGGAGAATCTTGCGGTATCCGATCTTCTGGGATATCGATCCCTTCACCCGCGCAATCTGCTGCCCCTGTACCAGATCGGGAAACAGTATAAAGTCTTACTCTTGCGGCTTCGCAAGCTGCTTGTGAGCTATAAGTACCACTAGGATCGGGAACGCATGAAGTTCCTGCACATCGCCATTTTTCGGCATTCAAAAAATCACAACCTAAATTGTCAGGAACTGATGTGCCAGCTAGGCAATATAAATTTAAAGTAGTGCCACTTTCGAGTGTGACACTGCCGTAACTCTGCCATCCGCTAGGCGGCGTAGGATCTGCACTCCAAACGCATGAAGGAGGTGGCTGTACACAACCAGAAGGAGGCGAGCTTTTAGTTGGTACTTTCCCCCCGCCTCCACCATTGCCCACGCCACTGCTTCCACCACTGCCACCAGTAGGGATTTTAGGAACACCAGATCCGCTGAATTGATTACCATTGACATCAAGATCTTCTTCTTTCGCTTTGCGGTAAGCACTGCCAAGCAACGATTCGCCGCCGTTAGTGTTATCTACTCGCCGCAAAACATTGCCCTGAGCTAGTGGCAACATTACATCACCAATCTCGACGGCTTGATTGTTGAGTACAACACCGTTCTCGATAATATCGTCGCCTAATTGCTGGATTTTGCGATCGCCTTGGTAAGTGGTGTGGCGCAAAATTTTAGGATTATCGCGCCGATTTTCCCGCGCTTTTTCCTCAGTCAATCGTTTATTTTGATTGGCATTTAGCAAATCGTTTAAGCGATCGTTGACACTCATAATTACAACATCCTAATTATAATTAGCCCGATTCCAATCGTTGACGCTACGCCCGATGTAGTAGTAAAGGAACAAACGCCAGTTGCTTCACAGTTGCCACCTGATGATGCTGTCCATATAGCAATATGGGTTACCGTGATCGTGCTTGGGGCATTACCTAAAGATAGAGATGCTGAGTTGGCAATTTGGCGAGCGTCACCTGATGAAGTAACAGATCCCCAATCTGACGTGGCGATCAGTTTTCGCCCTGAAGTAACAGATGTTGTGATGTCCGTTCCACTTGTGCCAGCCCGCCCAGGATCGCTAGAGTAAAAAGCGATATATTTGTTAGCTGATTTAATATCGTTGAGAGTTAGATCTCTTCTATAAGTTGATAGCATTTTTTATTTTAGGTAATAGTACATTCGACTTCAGATTCCTGCTCTATCAAGGATTCGATTAAGATTCCTGAAACAATAAAGCAATCGACGGCAGAAGCTTGCTCAATCACAGAACCAATATACTGATCCTGAATAATCGTGCATTCTAGCTCTGATATTTGCTCAAATAGAGCCTCTATCAATGGGCTAGCAACTACCACAGGATAAACCGTTTCGGGCGGATCGGATTCAAGAGCAGTGCTAATTACGATTAACCTCATACCGATCGCGCATTGAGTTTGATCGTGTGACCAAGATGCGCCATCAGAGAGGCATCGATACCGCACCCCTCTCCACAATATATCTATTCTAGATAATGGCGTAAGTGAGGCTATCAGAGTATTACTGATTGCTGTACCAAAAACAAAGCCCTGCTTTCTCCCATAAAGCAACGCCAAATAAGTATTACCGTAATCAGTTGCCTGTAATTGGCTCTCTAAATAAGGCACTTCAACGGGTTTAGAGCGTGAGTAAAAGCTTTGACCTGCAAATGGTTGCGCCTTTAAGGTTGCCTTGATCTGCGTCTCTATCGGCTCAAAAGGTTTACGGTATACTGTCGCAGGTGCTTTAGTTGAGCCATCGGTACTGTAAGTACTTTCGCCTCCTGAGCTAACCCATTCCCCCTCAGTAAAATCAAATCTGGTTTGTCTGGTAGCTAAGGAGCCAAAATTAAGAACGATGCTATTTTGCTGGAAGAAATTTTCAATATTATAAAAACCATTATTCCAAGATTCGACTTTTGCCAATCTCGTATATACAAAATCCTGATTACCCGAAACAATATAATTCTGTGTTTCAGTTCTTTTGCTAACTAAAATATCAGTGATATCGTCATAAGAATAAGTGGTTATAATATCCTGTGCATTTTGTCTTGTAGTTGTAAATTCAGGATTTGGATTTACACTAAAGTTAACGCCAAAAGCGCCGCTGGTAATCGTAAAGAGCTGACTACTTGTTAGAAATGCGTCTGTTTCTTCTTTCTCGTAAATTAATCGATTCTTTGAGTCATATCGCTTGATTGTTTCAGTCTCAATCGACGGCAATAAAAAAGCAGATTGATTATTTTTTAACAAACTAAGATGGCTTTTGTATAAAGTCGTAGCTTCAACATAAGAAACGATTCTTTCTTGAGAGCCATCCCATCCGTAATCAGTGATCGTAGTTCGCTTTGAAATAAATCGATAATTTACTAAACCTAGCGCACCCTCAACATTTAAAACATTACTAAAACTTGTTGCTACATTGGTTTTAGGGTAAGAACTTGTATCGATTGTTGTAGATATTCCAGCGATTACCAGTTGATCCACAGGTGTTTCAACACCACTGCTATCTACTTGATCGAAAAGCTGCTCATCTTCACTGATTCGATAAGTAGCGATCGCAGAAGCAGCCAAATTAATCGCCTTGTTAATGATTGTTCCAGCGGCATTAGTGTATAAAATATGCCCAGCCGATCGCGCCATTTGCGCCGCTACACTGATAAGGCTATTTCCTTCAGTTTTTGGCTGTGGGAAAGAGAAAGGATAGGGAATAGAGCTAATACTATATGATGCGCCGCTAGCAGCTAAATATCGCTCAATCACAGTATTTCTAGCTGTGCTAACCCCTGCTACTACTGCACTTGGATCTGTGTCTGCTGTACGGTAATTTAGCAGCGCCCCTTGATCGCCTACTTGGATTTTGATTCTAAAATTTGAGTCGGGCGGCGCTGGTTCTTTCAAGATATAAAGCGCACCGCCTGATAGCGGATGGTTTACCAGTGTTCCTGTGTCATTGGCAATCTGGTACACAACAGATGCACCACGCGCCCAATTTTCGGCGATCATTGGTGAGGCAAGATAAGTAAATTCTGCTACCTCGTTGTAATTCGCTTGTAGCTCAATCTCACCCGTGACAAATACACCCTCAGAGCCTAATTCATTTTGAGTTAATGAAATTCCAGTCCCCTTGACATTACCTGTACGGTCAATGCCGTTAATCGTGAGAGAAAATGGTCTAGAGCTTAGATTGACGGTCATATTTTAACCCCCGTTTCCTGCAACTCAACAATCGCGGTAACGTTACCTACACCCGTATCGACTCCAAAAGTAGGCTCTGTAGGCATATAGACTTGAAGTTTTGGATAGTAATTAACACCGCCGTTTTGTTGAGTAACAGTGCCTACGGATGATCTGGTTTTAGTCGCTGATGTTTTGCCCTCTTCAAAGTACAGAGTAATCTCATCAGTAAGTTCCATATATGGCGATCCTGTTACTGTCTGCAATTCGCGACGCATCTTGTCAGCAGTTGACCACATCGCTTTCAGCTTGAGATGATCAGCAATCGATACTTTGCTTTGAATATTGTACGTTTGTGGATCTTCAAAGCTAATACCTGAAATCTGGAAAGCACCATTTACGCTAAAACTCCCATTACCTGAAAGTCGAGAGCTTTCCCGTGGCGGTCTGTCTTCGATGAACCTGCGAAATACAACAGACATCACAACACGGATCGAGTGCGTACCACTTCCACCGCTTAAGCTTATTGCGCTTCCCCCTAGTGTTGCTGATACCGTAATCGTTGCGCCTACACTGACCACATAATAGCTAGTATTTAGTGCTAGTCCAGTTGGCAATGTGCCTGTGGTGGTAAAGCGCACGATATCGTCAACTGCAAAAACTTGAGTTGATGGAGTTATGGCGCTACCTGAGAAAGTAAAGGTATAGCTACGCCCAAAATATACGAGTGTGAGATCACCGATCGCCATGAGTAAGTCAAGGGATTTTGATTAATTATCGCACATCAATCTATGGTACATTTTGATTGCGTTAAATTTCGACTGACCTAGATTCCAAGGAGAACCGAAAAGCCGATTGTTTTGATTTGTGGATTTGTAATGATTTTTTGAGAATTACAAGGCGATCGCGAGATCGTCTTTTTTGTTGGGTAAAATTATTTTAGTTTGATTACTAAAGTAATGTATTATAGATAAACAAATATATCAAAAACGTTTCTGTACTTAAGGCGGTTTAAATAATGCTGTTAACAACACTTCCAGAAAACTCAATATACACCGATCAATATGGCGGGGAAAGCTACGCTGATGATGCAAGATTTGCGTATGTAGATGACTCAAAGTTTGAGCGATGCTATGTAACTAATTCGTGGGAATTGGTTACACCATCAAACCCAATCCTTAGAATCACCTCTTGGTGTGGAAATTTCATGCTAATTAGCTATGATGCAACCGTTGGCAACGCTAAAAGATTGGCAGAGCGATGGAATAATGATCCTGATACTCATCCCAATCAAATCATTACGCATTTACTCGCTGACGGCAAGCAATACCCAATCAGCGATCGCCAGTTCACTTTATTTTAAAAAATCCTGAATACTCTTTTTCGCTTCGGTGAGTGTATACCCCATATATTCACCGTTTTCATCGTAAGAGCGCGGAGTATCAGGAAATATATACCATCCTTTGCGTGGTACATATCTAGCCGTCCAGTCATAATGAATTGGTTTTTTTATTTGATTTATTAGCTCGTTTAATTGTTCTGTTTGAGTCATGACTTTATCTTGAATAATATTTAATTTTATGCCTAAACCTAACCCCGCAAATCCCTATCATAGCGATCGCCATTTCTGCATCAAGTGTTGGGCGATCGCTGTGATGCTGATGCCTGTAAACCTTAAATACGCAATCCGGGTTTTAGCTAACCTCTTGTATTTAAGACGCAATGGTAAACAAGCCAAATCAGGAGCAGTGCAATATCGCTGTAAATGTGGCTTTACTTGTACCGATGGCGATCGCCCCGCGCATCGTCCCCTATTGGGTGATGAACCTTTGACGCAATTTGAGCGCAGTCGTAGGTATAGAGCTAAGTTGAAAGCTAATTTAAATTAGTTGTAAATAGTAGTTGACAACTAGGGATATTCGATCAATAATAGATCATTGAGTTAAACAAGCAAGGCAAAAGACAATGAAAACATTACAGGTTGAATATCGCTTCCAAAAAAACGGTCATTTCATTTATGTATCTACTGGTGCTACACCTCAAGAGCATGACGAAACATTAACAGCATTCTCTTTCACCCCAGACAGCAAGCTCATTGGAGTAGGTAGAAGTTTTCGCGATGAGTCTGGCAAGGTTGTAGCTAGAACTTATAGAGCTTTGAAAAGACTACTAAAAATTACTGATTGCAGCCCCGCAGCTAATTTACTAATTACTGAAATCGCAAAGAGCGCTAAATATGCACAAATCTCTGCTTAAAGTTTTAAACAATCTGCTTTTAATGAGAATAAAAGCAGATTGCGCCCCTTGTTCTAGCGATCAGCATTGGTGTGATGCTATTACGGAATTAACCAAATTAATTCCTGAGTATAAAACCGACAACCCAGAATTTATTTCTGAGTTGGAATATGTAGAAATCAATCAAAAACTTTTGCATGGGCAAAGTAAAAATGACTAAAACCCGCGCAGACATAGATCGCGCCGCATATCTAAAGCGTACAGCAGACAAACCACGCTACTACTGTACGCAATGCGATCGCCAACTCAGATCAGATTCACCCCTCACTATTTGCCGCGCTTGCTGGCTTAAAACTGATGAGGGTAAGGAGTATTTGAGGTTAAAGCAAGCAGAGTCAAGAGCTAAGAAAAAAGCTGAAAAATGCTAAAATATTTGTGGCTTCGCGATGTTGACAGCATCCAAGCCCCTATCCACTAAACACCAGTGCAACAGCAATGTCTAATCTTATCAAGAATTGGAATGATCGCGCTATCCGTATTCGCAGCGATCGCTATGTTTCGTTAACCGATATGGCGCAAGCCAGTGGTAAATTGTTTGGTCATTGGAATAACCTCAAGTCCACAAAGTCTTATTTAAAAGCTCTTGAAAGCGTTATCCAGATCAAGATAACGGACTTGGTGCAAGTCATTCAAGGTGGCGACTCACAAAATCAAGGCACATGGGGACACCCTAAAGTAGCGATCCGTTTTGCTCAATGGTGTAGTGATGAGTTTGCGGTACAAGTAGATATTTGGACTGATGAACTCATGACGACTGGTAAAGTCGAGTTAGTTCCATCGCAACCCGCACTACCTCAAACATTTTCTGAAGCTTTGCGGCTTGCTGCTGACTTGGAAGATCAAAAGCAAAAGTTGATGGCAGAAAACCAAGCTTTGCAGATTGAAGTTCAGACTCTAGAACCCAAAGCCGATCGCTATGATTTAATTCTGGCTACTGATGGATGGATGACTGGCGAAGAGATTGTTAAGCAGTTGAATATCCCCAAGTTCTCGGTTCGCAAGCTTTATGACATTTTGCGTAAGGAGAAAGTACTATTTAAGCGCCCTAGCGATGGAACTAATTTACCTTACGCCAGTTGGCAGAATGAAGGACTTGCTACTATCCGTGATGGTCAATGCTTTGATGGACGCATGAGGTTTAGCCCTGCTTTCTCTTGGAAAGGATTGGATCGCATTCTTGACCTATTGCGTAAACATCAAGTTATTCCCAAGGATAAGCAGTATCGATTTAACTTTGATTCTGACAAAATCGTAGCGATGAAGAGGGCTTAATCATGTTTGATAAAATTTATACAACTGATGAACTTGTCAAAATCCTTAGAGAAGAGCAAATGGCTTGCGTCAAAGGTCAGCGCACATTCCCTATGCCTGATAATGCCGAAGAAATCGCAAAGCAAACACCACTAGGCTCTATTTTGGGAGCGCAAAGATTATTTGAGGTTGGCTGTTATCATGAGTTTCGCGATCAAGTTCAGGAATATCAACTCACAAATAACATCTCTGGGCTTGAAATTAAAGTTTGCATTATTGGTGACAAGATTTATAGATTCCCTATCCCTGTCTGCCAATTAGAGCTAACTAAGGATGATTACCAAGTCCTGAAACTGGCTAAAGACGCTGTAGTTGACGCATTCCTTAGTGCTGTTGATGAGCTTACCTATTTGAGCTTTAGTCATGAGGACAAGTCCCATGCACAATTTGACATCGAAACAACTATCGGGTATGTCAGGCACTTTGCGGATTTTTGTGATTGGGCTGAAATTGTTACAGCAGACGATCTTGAAACCACAATAAATCTTGGCTATGGTGATTACCATGCATCTGTTTTTATTGCTTCAGTCTCAGAAGCTGCAAAATATTCTGATTCAGTTTGGTTTTCTTCAGCTAAAGCTTGCAAAATTAACGGGTAAAACAATGAGTATCAAAATCAAATTCTCATTCGATGAATTGCGCCGCCGCGCCGCTAAGATGCTTGATGTGCATCCCAGCTATATTGATAATGTATGCCCGTCTGAGGGTGGTACAAAGTTCTATGTGACTTACCGAGCTTGGAAAATCAGAGGCTACGGTTTGCATGGTGCAACATTCACAATTTGGCAATTCGTCGAGGCGTTGCCAATCGAAAATATGACGGGTAGCGTTGAGACTTTCTGGGATAAAGGGATTGATTCTGTTCTTGCTGTTTTGGGCTTGGATAAGTTTCCAAATAGTGAGAGGGAAATCAAATCTGCTTACCGCAAACAGGCGAAATTACATCACCCTGATACGGGCGGCGATCCTAACAAATTTCGTGAGGTGCAAATGGCTTATGAGACTGCGATCAATTTGTTGCCTGAGTTGAGAAGAGCATATGGAAAATGAGCAATTCGACATCACCAAAGCCGTACCAAGGGCAAACCCAAAGCCCAAAGTACACAACCCGTTCCCCATCGATACGAGCGCATTAACCAAGCGCTTGATTCGGGAATATTATCCTGAGTTAGAACATCGGTTGAATGGGGATTGATAGTTTGGCTCAAACTTTTGAATAGTATTTTTTTACCCTAAACCTAACAACTAACAATGAAATCAAGAACTGCTTCATTGCGGGATCTTACCCCTGCAACATTTTTAAAATATGAAAGGTTAAATTGTTTGATTGAAAATCGTGCTAACCAACATGCAACCCTTTTAGTTAATATCCTTTTTGAAAACAATATTTTTTCGTTGATATCAAGGGTTGACGATCCTATTTTGGTTAAATCTTCATACGACAGAGAAGGCGAAAGATTAAACAAGGATGAAGTTTTTTTTAAAGGCTATGCTCTTTTTTGCTGTGGTGAAAACCTTGCTGTTTTTAAAAAACAAATGGATGTGCCATACAACTCTTTCAAGGGCTTCAATTATTTGCAAATAATTGAAGCCCTTGAATCAAGGCAAAAGTACAGTTTTGACCGATTCAATTATCGTATAGAACCTTTTACGGAGGGTTTACTGGACTACAGATCTAGAATTGCAAAGCATGTTCTTAATTGCCCTTACTGCTATGCAAAACTTTCTGAATCCGTAGACTTTTTAAGTTTTAAAAAGATCGCGAAATCTATAAACCTTTTTGGCTCTAACAATAGTTGTGACAAAGGCTTCACTCAATCTGATTTTAATAAAGCGATCTCCGATCTTGAGTCGCAAATTACTGAGTTAAAAGCTAAGCATCCAGAGTTTGTTCATGCCACTATATTAAAGCCAGTTAGAGAGCCTATACAGCTAAATATGGTGCGTCTAGATATGATAACTGATGAAGATGAAGTCTCTGCTAATCCTGAAGAAACTATCTATGATCGCATGAAGGCTTTTGCCTCTGAAAATGGCATTGAAATTAAAACGATGCAAACTGCTTAATTTTTAAGCTTAGAATTGCTGTAAAATAAAAGCTAGTTGTCGCCAAACAACTAGCTTTTTAACTATTCAGGAATACTGGTATATACCTATGACTAATACTGTAGAGCATACATACATGCTTAATGCGATTGAAATTGTCGAATTTTCGTCGTACAGCGCAAAAAAGTTTTTGATAGTTGCGAGAGCGTCCGATCTCCTTGCTGAGAGCGCTAATCCAATCCCTCGGACTGTTTTACCTATTCACGCTAATTTGCGTGAGCCAAGCGCTAAAAGCATTGCTGTGAAAGCAATCTTGACTAGCATCGAAAAAGACCTGTTTCACGAAATCAGCGACCCTATTCAAATTGCTTGCAAGTCTGTAAAACAATATCTAGGAAAGCCCGTACAGGGGAAACCTCAAGAGCGTGGTTTGTTTATGCAGTTTGACAATGTGACAGATGGAGTCATGGATGGGGCGCACAGGCTTCATGCTCTATGGCTTGCTAAAGCCAATGGCTTTAATCTTGACAATGTGCGTGTGACTTTGATGGTGTCTGAAGGTGTGGACATCAAGGCTAAGTGTTTGGAGCTAAACACTTACAGCGCACCAACTAAGATTGCGCTAATGGATAAAAATGGCAATTTTGACCACATCAAAACCTTGTACGCTGATTCATTCCCATTTATCCGATACCATGATAATCAGTCTGGAACGTCAGATCATCCTTTGTGTGCTGTCAGGAATATAGACATGCTGCTCAGACGGTGTACTGGGAAAACCATTCAATCTTTTTCTAAACAATCTAGAGGGGCGTTAGGCGCAGACAAGACGAGAGCGCCTTTGTCTTCAGGTGTTAATCCCGACATCAAATATTGGGATTTACTCCATGACATCTACCCTACACTTGTTTCTCTTTTTGAGTTATTTGAGAAAGCCGCGATCGCTCAAGAGAGCCGATTTCTTTTGGTTCCTCGGAATGCAAACCTCTATGCTCAACTCATGGATGGGCGTAAATTTGCGGTTAAGGTCTCAAGTCAGCAGTTGATTTATTTGCTGATGTCTGCATTGTCTGTAAACTTTAATCAGGAAACAGGTTCTTGGAATGTGCCATTAAAAAAGATTGGTAAAATCTTGATTAAAGCCGCTTGGCAAGGATTTAAAGAGAAGCATACACAAAAGCGCTTTCATGGCTCTGCAAGTGCCGTCATTGCCGATCCTCGTATGGCTGAGTTTATATTGAGCGCCGCCGATCTTGCCTATGCCAAATATGTAGATCGAGGCAGCGATATAGCCGCATAAGCTAAAATAACCATGCAAGGTTAAACCCTATTCATTAGCGTTGAGTCAACCCCTTGCAACAAAAAGACCATTTTCCTGTCATCGGGAAAATGGTCTTTTTGTTGCGTTTAATCAATCGTTTAGATATCACTTCATTTTAGCGATCGCCTCTAGCAAAGCATCAATCATCTTATCTTTGCGCCGCATTTGGTCACGCAAAATATCAACTTCATCCTCGCTTAGTTCTTCAGCCTCTACTATTTGGTTATGATTTTCGGGATGCGCTTGCGACTCGACTAAGTTCAGATACTCATCAAAGGTTATTTGCTTATCAGGGTTTACAGCGCAATATTCGGTGTATAGTTGCATCATGTGACGGGTAATTGCAACACGCACCTCTGGATAGAGATCGATTTTATAGATTTTGTCTTCGAGTTGTAGATTGAAAGTTGTCATCGCTTCACCTTAGCTTTTGATTATTTTAAAGCAAAATAGTACTTGACAATAATATTAGTACGTACTAATATTTAGAGGTCAACAGCGTAGCGCTGTTTCTAGTCCTATACCTCCTGCGGTGTATTAGTCATGATCAATCAAAAATCAATTGAACGGTATGTTGATTATCAGCCTGTGCTGGTAAAACAGACATTTGCAGCGTTGCTAGACAATAAAAGCACTGCAACACAAAACGCAGTTTCTAGTTTCTCGGATAGGGTTAAGGTTTTTCTAAATCGTGCTGGAATTGCTACTGTGTCAACGGAAAACTGGTTTGCCGATGTTTCTGAAGAATTTGATATTGATTCTTTAATGGATATTTTAAGAGGCGAATCACTAAAAGAAACCCAAACTTTTGCTTTTAAATTACAAAAGGTTGTATTTGGATGGGCTTTAGATCGCCTTTTGGGATATGTTCTTGATCTCAACTTTTCTCATCTTTCTTACTCAGATCGCATGTCTGTAGGTGACGGTTTGTATTTAGCGGCTTTACACAAAGAAGCTGTAAAAAAGACTGCAAAAACTAGGGTGTAACCATGAAAAATTTTCTACTCGCATTTAGAAAATATGCCTTTGAGTATTCAAGATACTTTGCTATTCGTTTACCTGTTTGGATTGTCGCTGGTATCTTTGCTTACATGATGCTGATTTCGCCTTTGTTCTCAAAACAACAGTACGGATGGCTAACTGCATATACTTTGATCGTCGCGATTTATCCTACATGGGTTGAAATTATTGAGAATATCGTCACTAAAGCCTTAGAAGATGACAAAACGTAAAGCAGGAAGACCCCGCACTGACTGGCAAAGGCTTAATTTAAAGCTTTTACCAGAAGTAATTAAAAACATGAGAGCGATCGCTATGTCTGAAGGGTTTGTCATCAAGCAAGGCGATCGCATGGGAGAGCCAAGTATCTCAGCTTGGTTAAACAGTATCTATAAACCAAAAGAGTAAAATTAAAAGCCCTATCTTGACAATATCAAGATAGGGCTTTTAATTTACATACTCAACGCCGCCGCCCGTTGCATCTCTCTCTGTATCTGCAAAGCGATCTCTGTAGCATTACCACTGCCAGTAGTCACATTTACGTTATAGGTTTTATTGCCACCCGAATTATTAAGCACGTTCTTAGTCTGGTTTGCGGGCAACACATTAGAGCCTCTAGGCAATGTCACAAGCTCAGCACCTCGTTCTCCTACCAATGCCGCGCCGCCTACAAAGTTGGTAACGCCACTGGCAAAAGCTGGAACTTTACCCACGCCTACAGCGCCGCTAAGTGGTGATGCACCTTTAGTTACTGCCAATGCATTAATAATTTGCTGTGCAGACTTACCAAGGATTTGTTGAATCTCTATGGCAGATGCTTTATCTAAGGCTCTCTGAGATTCCTTAAATGCTCTCTCCCGTTCGATTTTCTGATCCTCAAATGCGCGATCGAGTGCTAGCTCTTTCTCCTTTTGAGCTAGCTTAATTGTCTCTAATTCAGCATCAGCAGCTTTTTTGGCTGCTAAGTCTTCGTTGGTTTGTTGGAGTTTTAAAGCCCGCTCATCGGCTGCTTGTTGTGTTTTCAGCGCTGCAAGTTCGCCTCTCTCGAAAGCTAATTTGCTAGCCTGTAACTCAGCTTCGATTTTCTGTTTTTCGGGTTTGAGTACAGTGTTCTCAAAGTTCAGTTTTGCGGTGTTTTGCTCAGCATCAAAAGCAAGCTTAGCGGCATTTTGCTCAGCTTCAAAAGCTTTGTCACTAGCTCTCTTCTCTTCAGTGCGCTTTGCATCTTCAGCTTTATCAATTTCTAGCTGCTTAGCTTTGTTCGCTTTCTCAAGTTCGGCAATAGCAAACTCTACTTTTTTCTGTTCCTCACCTGTAGCGATCGCTGATACTTGGGCTAGTTGTTTAGCCTGTGCAACTAACTGCTCTTGACTTTGTACACCGCCCTGTCCTTGTGTAGCAGCTTGCGCTCTAATGCGATCCTCTTCTTTGATTTGCGCCGCAATCTTGGCGCGATCTTCTGGTTTAGCAGTGGCGATCGCACCCTCATTACTGATTAGCTGCTTAGCACCTGATAGAGCCTCACTTGCTTGTTTGTCACGTTGAGCGCGTTGCGCTGCAAATGCCTCATCGTTTTTGCGTTGTTTCTCTGCTCTCTGTTCTTTAAGCGCGTTTTGCTTATCGTCAAATTGCTGCTTGAGTGCGTTGAGTTTCTCCTCATTCGCACGCTTCTTAGCATCAAGAGCATCTTCAAGTTGTAGCTTTTTGGCGTTCTGAGTATCATCAAATGCCCTTTGCTTATCTTGTAGAGCTAGAGTTTGTTTTTCCTTTAGTGCTTCAGTTTCTAGCGCTTGTCTGCGATCTAGCTCACCTTTTGCGAGTGCGTTTTTCTCTTCGATAGCCTTGATTACATCGGCATTTTCGCGATCGCGCTTAGCTTTACCATCGTCAAAGGAGCGCTTGATTGATTTTTCTGCGTCTTGGTTTTGGGTTTCCTTAAGTGCGATCGCTTGTTTGCGTTGTGCATCGGTAACTTCTGCGATTGCAGCTACTTCTTTAGTTGCAGATTCTTTCAAAAAAGCTACGCGATCATCTAACAGCTTTTTCCTTTGAGCAAAGCTTGCAATCTCATTATTTAATTGTTTCTTTAATACAGGATTGTCTCCAGCTTGTGCTGATTGAGCTTTTAACGAGTCTATGGTTGCATCAATATTTTCTTTTTGCTCTGCAACTTTTTTAGTAAACTCTTCGATCCCCTTTTCCCCTAGTCGGGCTTTGTCGCCAGCATCTAAAGTGTTTAGACCGTATTCTGTTAATAATTGGTTGCTTCGACCAATTATTTGGTCATATTCCTTTTGGGCTTCAGCAAATTTAATAACCTCTTTTTGTTCGCTAAGTCTAGAGTTAAATGGGTTCACAAAACCGCCTTGTTTGCCCAGACTATTGTCATCTACGATTGGTGCGGTATCGATTTTCCCTCTAGCAGCATCAAGTTCTTTCAGCTTGTCTTTTAATTCGTTAACGCTTTTGGTGCTATTTGAAACATTGAAAGCATCAGCTAATGGCTTAGCAGCAGCGACTAATGAGCCTACTGCTAATGCTACTAACCCTAAAGGGCTTAAAACTCCCGCTACAGCTGTAGCGAAACCCGCAAAGCTTGCATTAGCTATAACAGCAGCAGCCGCCGTTTTAACTCCAAGCAATGTCACCTGAGTACTACCTAAAGCAACAGCCGCCGTCCATGTTTGCGTAATAGCTGTAGCTGCTACGGTTTTAGCGGAACTAGCCGCCGTAGCGATCCCTGCTAATGTTACCTCTTTAGCTAAAAATGCGTTTGCGGTGGCAGCAAATCCCGTAACTGTTGCATATGTACCTGTTACGGCTGTATTTGCAGCAAAAGCTAACTTAAGCGAAGCAAAAGCCGCGATTGTAGGCTGTGTAACAGCTAAAAGCCCTGTGATTACAGCAGATATACCAACAAAACTAGCGCCTAATCCTACGATGATCGCTATTAAACTTTGAGCTGGTTCTGGGATAGATTGAAATGCTGTTACCAGCAATCTAGCGCCGCCGATCAAAGGGTTGAATATAGCAGTCTGGTTAATCTTCTCGCCTAATGTTGCGAGTGCATTTTGAGCTTCGTTAGCAAATCCTACTAATGTTGATTTAGCCTTATCAAAGTTTGCTTGTGTTAGCCCCGCACTTTCTCCACTAGCCCTGATGTTTGCCTCTAGCTTGCCAAGATTATTGATCGCTGGTTGAATTGCTGCTACGGCTTCAATACTGCCAAAAAGCTTACTAAATGAATCACCTGTCGCCTTTCCAGAGTTCTTAACATCGGCAAGAATACCGTTAAGCCCCTTGGTTCGCAATGCAGTCGCGTCAAACTTAATCCCTAGTCTTTCAGCTTCTTTAGCTGCATCTGCGGACGGCTTAATTGTTGAAGCTAGAGCCTGTCTTAAACCCGCAAATGTAGACTCAACAGGCACGCCAGAAGCCGTAGCAGTTGCAATAAAACCGTTAAGTTGATCCAACGAAACACCCGCCGCCGCCGCTACAGGTGCAACTCGTGAAATCTGCGATGCGTATTGGTCAACTGTGATTAAACCAGACTGTTGCACAGCCGTAAATTTATCCACCGTAGCAGCCGCTTGATCCGCGCCTAAGCCGTATGCATTAAGTACTGAAATCGCCGCCTTAGATACTGTGGTTACATCCGAGAATCCACCAACAGATCCTTTTAGAGATGCATCTAAAATCTTGACAGTGTCAGCAGTTTTAGAGAATCCAGCCGATTGAACTTCATACGCAGCCCCTGCAAGCTGTGCTGTAGTAGCTTGGTTTGAGTTTTCCTTAGCAACATTAGCTAAAGCCTTAACCAATCCGTTAGCATCATCGCTGATTGTTGATAATTTCTTTCTGGCAGTATCTAGCTCTAAAAATGCTGCCTGTGCGCTACCTTTGATCTCGTTTAGCTTTCCTGCAAGCACTTGGAGCTGTGCGCTTGCATCTTGCATATTACCGATAAATGTACGAGTACCAACATTTGTCGCTGCAAACTCTTTGTTGATTTTCTCAACATTAACTTTGTTAATCGAGTTAGCAAAAGCCTCTGCTCTAGCCCTGTCAGCATCGCTAAAAGCAGTGTTTTGGATCGCATTTAATTGCTGTTTTAGTCTGATTTGCTCCTCATAAATCTTGGCATTGCGAACAGCAATTTTGTCTTCAGTATTATTGCCATTGACATTGCCCTGAGTTAATCGCCTTTGAGCTACTGCGTCTTGTCTCTCAAGTTGTGCTAGTAATTTAGCGCCATTAGCCTCTTGCTTAGCTGCTACTTGGTTAGCACGATTTAGATCGTTAGCAGCGCTTTGAGCTTTCTTAGCTTCCAGCGCATCAACTTCTAGCTGTAGTTTTTTGAGCGATGCCTCAGCAATTTTTGCAGATTCTGCACCACTTAAATTTAAAACGGGTGCTTTGATATTGCCGATCGCAGATTGCAGTAATTTGATGTCACCGATCGCCTTGTCGATGCCATCAAAACTAACTCTAATTGCATAATTCTCATCAGCCATATCAATCACCCGCTAATAATTCAATCGTCTCGTAATCGCAAATTTCAACTACCCAATTCGGTATTTTGCCTTCCTTAAATAGCTTCGCAAATTTCTTAGCAAACCTAACGCTCATCTGCTTTTTGGCTTGCATTCTCCGCAATGCCTGCAATGATGGTGTCAAAGATCGGAAAGCTTTCTCACGGTCTTTAAAATCACCAGTAGCCAACGTATTTCGCGCCGCAATAACCTCTAGCTCAGCCGATCGCTGTAACTCTTGCTCATTGATATAAGCAAGATGCGATCTGATTACGCTTATTCGTTGCTGTCCAAATCCATCTCTGAATTTTGGAGCAAAGCAACTTGATGTGAGTTTGAGGTAGATTTGATTCCACTCTTCTTCGATGTCTTTAACGGTACGGTTGGATCGTCTTCCTTTCCCTCCGTCACTGGTTCATCGAGTTGATAGCTTTCTGTAATGCCCTCACGTTCTGATACAAAGGTTAGCCATAAAGCCTCGACCAAAGGCATTGATTTATAAAGCTGCTTTGTAATATCTTCACGGCTTTGAGATATGCGAATACCTAGCCATGCAGATACCTGAACGATTTTCCATTCAGTATTTGCGCTGGTTGAGCTAAGGTCGGTAGCGATCGCCTTATCGACTGCGATCGTTTCATTAACAGTTAGCTCTCCCAGCAAAGGGATTTCAACACCAAAAACGGTTTTAGATTTAAAGGTAGGCTTTTGCTCAATCTCAAAAATTAGCATATTTGCAGATTTATATTTTGATGTGTATTAATGTCAGTTTTTGGGATTAATACAGTGGCAACCAAAACGCGATCGCCACTGTATAGATCCACTCTCGTATCTTGCATAAACTCTTCTTTCAGATAAAGCATTTCGGCAATAAGCTGCTTGCCGTTTATGGTGCAGCTTATTGCGTAGGCTTTAGGAGAGATTAGATATTCATGCATTAGGTGACAACAGCGGGATCTGTGAATACACTTCCGTTAGCTTTGAAAGGTAACGATTGCTTGCTAATCGCGCCAGCCTGTACGTCAATAGTCTGGTCTGTGCAATAGCAGATAGCACGGCGAACCAGTCCTGAAGTGTAGCCAGTAGCAGGGGGAGGAGTAGTGACAACGACCCACATGTAACTCCCTGGAGTCGATATTACAGTTGTTCCATCGATCGCAGTAGCGCCGATCGTTAAGTTCGCAACAGTAGTTAGTCCAGCATCGATAGAACTAAAAGCCCCATCGCAGCTAAATTCACCCGCGCCGCTAACGATTTGACCTTGATCGAACAGGGTACTATCAAAGGTACGTAACTGCTCATCAGAAAGCGTTACTGTACCAGTAGCAGTGCTTCTTGCTCCAAGGGGAATAAAGTTAGAGCTAGTGCTGTTGATTGGGATCGCTAGATGGTTCGCATCGAGTGCAATTGAGCCAGTGGCAGTGTATGGACCGCTTCCTGTTGAAAGCGCCGTACTAACAGCAGTTGTAACCGTTGCGCTAACTACGTTTCCAGTCAGAGGATCGGTAAATGGCAAGCAAGTTCCAGCAGGGATTTTAATTGTTTGTCCAGAAGTTGCAACGCTATAGGAAACAGCAACAGTAGTCGCGTTCTTAATAGCAGCCGTGGTAACGGTAATCGTAATGCGCTTAGGGTAATCGGTATCGCCTTTACCTAAAGGCACGATCTCAACCTTAGCGCCATTACCCGTCTCAAATGTTGTAAGCTTTTCGCCCATCTTTTTTATTATCTCGCGAGACTTTATCCCCTAGAATCGCATCAATAAATGGCTATAATTTAGATTAGGCACTCAATAGGGACTCAATAGGGACTATGGCAAGCTTAGAGCCTAGCGTGATAGTAATCAAAATCAGAATTGGCTCTGCAAAGCTTGAGAAGCTACTTGAACTTATGCCAGATCACGAAAAAGATGGACAAAACACAACGCCGATCTATTGGGCTATAGATGAAGCCATCAGATCTGTTTTATCGCTCAAATCACAGCAAGAGCCGCGCCCGAATCATAGTAATCGAGATTATTTAAGGAGAGGTTAGCCAAATAAAAAAGCGATCGCCATCCATTTAACACAGGACAGCGATCGCTACAACAAACTAACAAAGGAAGTAAACACGCCAAGCGAATCTACACGAAGATTATCGCATATTTCTAAGCCTCTCAATCAAAAGCAAATTCCGAGCATTCTCAAATTTTACCCGTTCCATATTCGCATTAAAGGGCTTCGCTGTGGGTTTCTCAACAGGCTTTTGCTCTTGTACTGCGATGATCTGTTGCTCGCCTTTGCCAGCTAAATGATCGAGGTTGTAGACTACGCCGCGCCATTCGATAAAGTTGGCTGGATAGTTAATCGGCTCGTTTGCGATCGCAGGGGGGGATGGGATGGCAAAAAGTAGTAGGGGGAGTAGGTATTTTTTCATGGGTTTATGATATATTTAATTTGCCAGTAGAGTGACACGGTTTCATGACAGGCTCATAACCTGTAGACAGCAGTTGGTTCGACTCCCTGCAACTGGCTTTTTTGTTTTAGTCGCGGGTTCGATTCCCGCCTCTCGTAGATATTTTTTCATTGTTTTATGATAAATTAATTAAGCAATGTTTTTTTAGATATTGCATACAATTATCGAGAGTAGCGAAGTGGTATCGCAGCCGTACTGTAGGGTAAAACCGACCAGTGTACATATTAGGCGGATGACGTAGGTTCGATTCCTACCTCTTGAATTATGCATTTACTCCCTTAAAAGCACCAATCACAAATTGAAAATTACTAGGCACAAACGGATGCGCCATCGGTACAGGGCGCAAAAGTCCAACACGCTTACCGCCCAAATCCAACTCACAGCGCACATTATTAAACGACGCAAAATTAGCAGGTAAGCATTTGGGATCTTGAATCCAGATTTTGATCGGTGTTTCCTCTACACTAGCGCCGATCGTCTCAAGTAGTTGTGGATTGGTTTCACGTACCGCCCATCCCTCTATCATCGTTGTATCGCTGTCAATCACAGGATTGCCTAGCGCGTTAACCGTGCCTGTATCTACGCTATTCCGTACCCAAAACGTGCAGTTAAATTGGTAACTACCATCGGTGTTTTTGGGCGCAAATGGGGGGATGAGGTTAGGGAGTGGCATGATATCTCTCTTTCTTAAATCTTGGCGGCTCGTAGTTTTCGCACAAATTCTGATACCGTTCAGCAGGTGTTGTTAGGTGCGCTAATTCTGGAAAAGTTGAGGGATGACGACTCATAAATTTAGACTGAGTGTCTCGCAAATGATTGTAAAACTCTAACTGATCAGGTGTCATTTTACCCATATGTTACTTACCCTTCAAATGCTTGCTTAACTCAATTTTAGCGCGTTCTTTCGTCTCTGGACTCATCCCCAAAAACCGCCTAGCCTCATTCGCGTATGCAAAGTACTTTTTAGCGTCTCCCACAACGCTGATCCGATAGCTCCGACCATCCATGGATATTACGCTGATACCCTTACGCATTGCATCGGTACGTCTAAGGATAGTCAAGAATGCCCCGATCATCTTCTTATGGGCAATGTATTTACTAGAGAGTGTTTTCCATGCCGCGCCCGTATCAGGATCGCCACCTTCACGAATAATATTGTCTTGCAGCGCAACCACATGATCGGCGCTGACAGTCTTTATCACAGGCTCTATGTTTTGCAGCTTGGATAAGAGCTTAGCGGCGATCGGTGTTTGGGGTAGGGTGAATTTAAGCATGATGGCAACAAAAAAGCGCTTACGGGTATTGTAAGCGCTTTTTTGTTTTGGGGATTTAAGTTTAAAAGTCGGATGGCAAACCCCAAGCCGTAAAAGAGGGACTAAAATCACGATCGCCAGTACTGACAATTTCTCTACGGATTTTTCTAGTTGCGGATAAATGCTCTAATGCATTAAGAACATTGCTAACCGTGACTGTAGTTGATGTAACTTGATTGCGACACTCATCAACAATCTCGCTTAATTCTTGCGCTCCGCAAGCGACAAATAAATCTAAAATAGCTTCTTGAATAGTCATCGTGTTACTTTCCTTTGTTAGTTAATCCATGAGAGGGGCGCTACTCCCTCTCGTTTGCGCTATTTAGCTTTGCGAGCCGTTGTCATTTCGCCACCTGCGATAAGTGGCTGTGCATTCTGCACCTCATCAAAATAGCTGATGCAGTCGCCATCTTCAAAGTCTACAGTCACAGCCACAATCTCTGTGAAGTAGAACTCAAAGCCATCTGCTTGGCTGCCTGAGTACTCAAAGTTTTTTACATTAGGAGCTAAACTTTTAGCCAGTGCGATCGCCGCTTTCTTGTCAGCTAGATCGGGATGAGTCTCTGAGTCCCATGCGTGGGCGAAATAGCAGTTAATTTGTGTTTGCATTGTCGTTTACTCCTTTGTTTTTGACTTGTAATTATGCACTTCCTTATACTTCTCAGGATGTGCCAACCTGTATCGTAAATCATACTCAGCTTGAGTCATGGGCTTATCGCCTATTGTTTGACCTCCACGTTTGCGATCGCTGTCGGTCATGGTGACTGTTTTCCCTTCAGGAGTGAGACAGCCACGCCTACAGCGATATTGTCGCGCCCCTGATGGTTTTTCACCGTTAAAGCACATCGGTTTATGGCAGTAGGGGCAGTCTGGACGGTTACTCATGGTTTAGCAACTCCTTTAACTCGCTTACTGTTTCCAATGCGTGCCAAATACCTTCAGACTGCCATGAGTACTCATAGCCATCATCAGTCATGCGTACAGATAAAATGTCGTCTTCCCACAAATCAAAAATGTACTCTTCGCCGATCTTGCCATCAACCTTATCAGGGTATAGCTCGGCATAGCGTTGTAGGAACGCTTGGATCATGAATAATTTTTGCATCGTCGTTACCTTTGTGAATGTTGATTGAGAGAGGGGCGGTTAAGCCCCTATGATGTGTGTGGTGTTTAAGAAACTTTTGAAGCCATTCTCGCTCTAGTCTGCGCCGCTGCGATTTTATTCCTTGCTTTTCTCGCTTTTTCGCCTCTTGATTTTTCGATCTGCTTTTCCATTTTTTCTCTACCAATCATTCGCAGGGACTCACGAACCATTGGGCATTGTGTTTTTGCCCATGTCGTCTCTTTGACTCTCAAAGGTTCTACACCTGACGCATACTCATCATAAGAGTTGTATTCTCTAATTTCAGTAATTCTTCGGCGATATCCATCTCTTGCAGAATCGCGGTTATCCTCTTCAGCCATAATCCACATTTTGAAAAATTCAAAATTATCAGAACCAAGGAATACTGATCCGTTGTTTAACATTGCTACTGTGTAAGTCATTGCCTTGTCGCTCCTTTGTTGCTTTGTTTTCTTGATGTAATCAATATAACATCACTAAACGAAAGGTGTCAATAGGGTAAGCAAACTATTTACATTTCGTTACAAACTACAAATAACCCGCATAATCAAACTCAAAAATAATGCTATCCAGTAGCGGCGCTTGATCTGGCTTTGTCGATGGCGGTGGTAATTGCTTGTATAGACTCAATAGCTTGGATACTTTCGCCGCCGCAAGTGACAAACCCTCTGATAGATTTTCTTCAGTAATCGCGCTTAAACTTGCGACGCTCCTAAAAGCATTGATTTGCGCCAAAGTAAAATTGTCGATATTGCCATGATCCTTCAGCAATACCCATGACTTAGCCCGAAAATCTACTTCTGAGTTAAGCATTGGGCTAAATTTGTCCATAACCCTATTGCGATATACGACCACTTCTACGCCTTGATATTTAACTGGACTGCCATTGATGATCGCGGGGAATGCCATGCCGCTGTCTTCGTATGAGGGATCAGGTAACATCAAAATACTCGGCTGCACAATGTCGCCAAAATAACGAATACCAATTAGATCGGGAATAGCTGCAAGTATGGCGGCGCGTAGTTGTATTGGCGTTTTCATCGTTTCTTTTTATGATATATTGAATTTAAGCAAGACATTTGCAGATCGAAAAAGCGCAGAAAGTAGGGAAACCGAAAAACACTCCGTAAGTAGGACTGCAAATGCTCATTGCCCCAGACGTGGCGAAATGGTAAAATATTAAGCCACACAATGCGCGATCGCTTTCTGAGTCTTGGCTAACTCCTTGTTAAGCTTATCCACTTTCTTAGTCCCAGCCTTTGACCACTTAAGCTCGGCAACAATATCAGCAATCCTAGCGGCGCGATGTTCGCCAAGTGTGGCGATGAGTGAGGCTTTGTCGATTAAGTATGGTTCATAACCCCATCGCATTACGACGCTGCTATAGCGTGAATAATCAATCATTAAGTCAATTGCAATCACAATAGTATCCGCAAAAACAGGTTCAGGCGCTTTGCATTGCGAGTAAACAAAGTGGAATAAATCCTGATTGCCGTCATCAAACTTTTGTCCAAAGTACTGAGATAGGCTATCGATCAAGCCATCTCTCACAGGCTTAAATGCGATCGCTAAGCCGTCATCATCCATTGGTCTATTAGCAGCCGCAAAGCGATGGAAGTGAATACGTAACTGTGATTCAGTATCCCAATCAAAAGCAGACTCAATCGCGCCGCCTTGCTTAAGTGATTGCTTTTCCTTGAGGTGTAATATCCAGTTGCCACGACCGTTGCTGGTGTTTTTGGGCGGTTCGTCTATGATGTATTGGATTAGCATTACTTTGCAGATATAAAATCTATGTGTGATTGCTGGTAACTTGTTAGCATGATTTCTTCTTACTCCTACTTTCAATCTTCTTCAATCTCAAATACTCCCTACCGTCATCAGTCTTAAGCCAGCAAGCTTGACATATATCTCGCTGCTTGGAATAGACTCGTTTACCACATAGAGGGCAAATACGCCGCTCTATGTGTGCTGTGCGTTTTGCGTAGTACTTGCGATCATATTCATTGCTGTTTTTAGTCATTAAGCAACCTTAGAAAAATTGTCGTCATAGCCAAGATTTCTCATAATCGCTATGGTAAGTCCCATAGATCCTTTAGCTGTAGTTCTATTGTTAATCCAGAACAAAGCGTCATTGCCAAAAGAACTGAAGATAGTTGCGAGTTCTTCATCAGTCAAGCGTCTTGTTTCATATTTTAGAAAACCAGTAGCTAATTTGTTAGCCCATTCAATTTGTGCTGGTGTTCCTTCAGTGATTGATAAAAATTTTAATCTTGGAAACTTAGCTGCTAATTTATCGCTTTTCATTGCTTTTGCCTTTGTTTTACTTGTCTTGATCCAAGTATATAGATCATTAGCTACCTTGTCAACTACTTTATACAAGATTATTTAATCAAGTTCAACTTCATGAGTCTCTACGCTTTCAACCGTATTAAGATGTTGGCAACGAGGGCAATACACTTTAGTACCTATAGGCGTTTTAATGTCAGCGCAAGTCCACTACTTCCTACAACGATTGCAGCAGAAATGATATAGATACTCAAGTGATACTTTCATATTGCTCCTACAAGGTTTTTTATTTGCACATTTTGATTAGGTACGATTTTATCTAATCTGCGGATAGTTGCAACGTCTCCTACTAATTCTTCTATAATCCATATACCGCCTTTAAGTGCGGGAGTAACTACAGTATGTAGCCATACAACGCGATCACCTATTTTCATGTAAACCTTATTTGACGGTAATAAATATGAGTAATCAAACTACGGTAAAAATGTCTGATGAAATTGACTTTTATTTTAGAGAAGAATTAGAACGGATTGGATTTACTGTAGATGGCAATGATGAAAATCTGTTTTTTGCTTTGTGCCTAAATTATTGCATTTATGCCCAAATTAAAGATGATCACGTTTCTTTATCTTTAAAGTACAAACAGCCGTTAGCTTGGTTTCGATTAACTAAATGGGAGCAACTCACGCCTGCGGTTAAGTCCATGTTAGAAATGGTGATAAATAGTATTTAAACCATGTTTGTTTAGGTGAGCTAAAACGGTTAGAAGTTGCAAGCTTTTAATCGTTTCTTTTTTTTTGCATTTAATCTTCAATTCAAACAATGCTCTAGATTTGAGCATGATGAGTCCTTAGCTGAGTGTTTATATACTCAACGCTTTTTAAGCCTTTCACTTAATCGCCTAAGTCAATATTTCAACCCGTTTTAATTTGCCGTTCTGACATCACAGGTAACGCTTTATCTGACAGATGGCTAGCTGACGAGGGTACGCTGCTATATTTAAGCCCTAACTCATTTGGGGACTAAACCAAAAGGAAAGCACCATCGATCTATTGCCTCCGTGTTCTACGTTATTGCCCTTGTTTAGAGGGACAGACACGGGATAAAGCTTAAAACAAAGCTATGCACTGAGTCATCGCAAGTTTCGCCTTATGGGAATACAGTCAGCCACTATCCCACGCTGACCACTCAACCTTAAAATCTTTATATCAACCTATTGCAAAACTATTACTCTAGCTGCTAAGATTGTTTACATAGAAAAAGGGCGCTGATTTTTTCGAGTGGTATCCAAATTTTAGCTCCTCAAGATTAAAAAGTAAAGCCCCCTCTACCGAAATCAGTAGAGGGGGCTTTACTTTTATGCTTTATTTCATTAATCCGTAAGTACAGATATCCTTTCGAGATAGCCTCTCACAGGACAGTAGCGAACTGTCAAAGCTTGATTTATTTTATCATCAATCTATTTTGCATATACTGCAATAATAAAAGTGCAAAACCACACAGAACCACTGCCATGAAGATGAAACCGCCCAAGCCAAAAGGTAAGCCTAAGCCTAAGCCTTATAAGTAAGCAAAAGAGAGAGCGATCAATGCGATCGCTCTCTCTTTTTTGTTTGTTGGATGTTTACTTAATCAATCGCGATAGATTGCGGTACGATTTCTACCCCCCATTTACCGCCTACTGGATAAATCCTAGCTCCTTTGTTTTTAGCGAAAGCTAGTTTCAAAGCTTCGCCTTGAGTTGGTGCGTTGACAGACTCACGCCATCCGTGTATGTCATTAACGGTGTATTCCCAATATTTTGTTTGTGTCATGAGCTTACCTGATTGAGTTATACAAATCGATTGCAGCGTGAAAATCATAAAGCACATTAGAGCCGCTTTTGACTTCTAGTAAATCGCCACGATTGCGATCGCAAACCACAAAATACACATCCTTGGTAATTGGATTGGCGACCATCCATAAACGCTTTGTGCTAGCACTTGCCAGCATTGTCGCTGCTTGAAATTCTTGGAAATCTTGTACTGAGATTTGATGTGATGTCATGATATTTAATAAATTAGTGGTTAATCTTCGGAAACATAAAGACGACCGTAGCCATTCTTCCTGTAGTTAGCAGCTACAAAATCAGTAGCAGCTTCATAGGTTTTGAAAATAGTAACCACTTCGCTTTTATGTGCGGGGTTGACGTTTGATTCTTGTTCACGGACTGAGTATGTAGCGGTCATTTGTTTAGCTCCTTTGCTTATCTGTATATACATTACTACTCATTAAATGATTAGTCAATATACCAATGATTAGTATTATCAGTACTTTTAGTCATTTTATATAAGTAAAAGCTAATCAATAAATGATTAGTAGGTAGTATGATGGAGAGTAGTTACTCAAGAGGGTTATGAAATTAGAGCTTAAAAGTTTACGCAGGAAGCAATCGCTAACTCAAAAACAGCTAGCAGAGCTTTGCAATACTTCGACTCAGAAGATATCAAGGCTTGAGCAAGATCGGTTTGAGTTTATAGAGCGCGATTTAATTGATGCTTTATGTGCAGTGCTTTACTGCAAGATTGGCGATTTGATTAAGGTCGAAAGAATATGACGCTAGTTGATTGGGAAATTGAAAAGCTTTGCGAAGAACAAAACGTCATTGTGCCATTTGACAAAGCAATGCTTAACCCACAATCCCTCGATGTGCGGATAGGCTACACGCTCAAAACTGAGAACAATCCGCTTAAGCGATGGTTGACAGGTCAAGAGTTTACTACTCACGACTTGACCAAATACTCAGAATCAAACCCGTTTTGGGTGTTTCCCCTAAGCTTTATCTTGACTTGCACCTATGAGACGTTTAACATGCCGCCTAATTACTCAGCAGAGTTTAGGCTTAAGTCAAGTAGAGGGAGATCTGGCTGGGGTCATGTTTTGGCGGTTTGGATTGATGGTGGATTTAATAATTCAAAGCTGACTTTAGAGTTGCTTAATCATCGTCTTTGGGCTTGGCAGCCTATTTATCCTATGATGCGAATCGGACAGATTGTTTTTGCTGAGACGGCTTGTCCTAGGCATGATTACTCAAAGACTGGACGGTATAACGGTGATTTAGATACAACGGAGAGTAAAGGATAATGCTGGTGAAACTAATGAACTTTGAGCAAAAACTAGATGCTGTACTAGATTCAATTCGCAAAATGTTGCTTGATAAAAACCGCAAATATGGCAACTCAGCACTAAGCCCAATTCGTGTATTTAGCAAAGCTGAACCATTGGAGCAAATCGCGGTAAGGATGGATGACAAGCTTTCTCGCATCAAGAGCGCTCAAGGCGACGATTTGGAAGATGCAAAACTTGATTTGATTGGCTATTTAGTATTAGAGGCGATCGCAAAATTATGACTAATGAAGAAATTAACCTCGCAGTTGCAGCGATCGCGGGATGCACAGATATTGAAATTCCAAATTATGTCGAGAGTTTGGATGCGATTGTTAAGGTATTTGACTGTTTGGATTTAGATTGGAATATAGGTAAGGATTGCGACGCTTACAGCCTTGTTAACGAAGGGTACGATCATCGTAATGCATTTGGGGAAACACCCGCACTCGCGCTTTGTAATCTGCTATTAAAAATAAACCCCACTCCGATCTCGCCGCCACAAGTCGCGATTATTGATGACGATGGAGAGATTGAGTCGCCTGTATTTGAAGTTGAGTTCATTTAATGCATTTAGAAATTGAACGAGCCAAACTCATCGGCTTTTTCGATACTCATCGCGGCTCTTATTCCCTCCGCTACATCGAAATATGTACGCAAATCAATACGAGCGCATTGCGCTTACTTCTTCAAAGCCCGATCGTATACGGTAACAGGCGATTGCATATTGAGTGTATAGAGGGTAATTATCGCGCTGTCCCTAAACTGCGTAAGGCAACACCAAAGGAACTAAAACGACGTGAGCTAAGTAAGTTGCGTAACAAAGCTTTTGACCATGCTAGAGCGCGTGGTGTGCCGAAAAGTAAAGCAAAGTTGGCGGCGTGGAATGCTGTGCCTGATGTGGAGTAACTATGAAAAATTGTATATTTTGCAAGAAAGAATTTGAAGCCAAAACAAAACGGCTTTGCTGTACTAGATCATGTGCAGCAAAGTTTTCTACGGAGAAAAAAGGCGGATCAGCATGGAAACAAGAAGAGATTGAATATCTTGAAAATAATCTTGGTGTTTTACCTTTCCCAATGTTGGTTAAAGCATTCAAGAAATGGTCTAAAAAACAAGGCTACTCAGAACGGACAGATACTGCGATAGAAGTTCAAATCCATCGCATGACATCTAATTCCCCCTTAAGCCGCAAATGCACTGAAGATAATTTTACTGTGTACGAACTTTCGAGAGGGTTAGGCGTACCATTGGACAGAATACGCTTATTTGTTCGCAGCGGCAAATTACAATTCCGCAAAATTGCCCACAATCAGAACGCAGTTAAACGTAAAGACGCGATCGCCTTAGTCCTGAATAATCCCTCGCATTTTGCTAACTGCGATCGTGATAACTTGTTCTGGCTTCTAGAAGATGAAAACTTAGTACAGCAAGTCAAAAACTCAGTGCCATCAACTAGAGGGTTTCGGCGCTCAGTACGGTGTTATGCCCCTGACGGTATTAGGGTTTATTCAGGTGTAAAGGAAGCTGCTAGGGCTAATTTTGTTGCACATCGTTGTATATCTCAAGCGATCGCTAGAGGCGGTAAAAGTGCTGGAATGAAATGGGAATGGGTGGAGTAAAAGTATTTCACTTTTGGTAAACTATTAGCAAAATTACACTCACAAAATTATGGCAGCTAAAAAAGATCCTCGCCTTGCTAAAGCTGGAGTAGAAGGCTATAACAAACCAAAGCGCACTCCTAAGCATCCTACTAAGTCCCATGTAGTTGTTGCAAAAGAAGGCGACAAAGTTAAGTTGATCAGATTTGGTGAACAAGGTGCGGATACAGCAGGTAAATATAAAAAAGGCGAACCCGAATCGGTTACTCAGCAACGCAAAGACTTTAAAACCCGTCACGCTAAGAATATCGCTAAGGGTAAATTGTCTGCGGCTTGGTGGTCAAATAAAATTAAATGGTAGTGAAACGTATATATATCAACACGTTCGGTTTTTAAAATGGTAAAATATTGGTAGCGAATCGCAAGGTTTGAAGGTGCGATCGCTTAATCCACATTACCTAGGTACATTAGGCAACATGAATAAAGATATTGTTACATTAGACCGCAACGGTTTTCAAGTAGAGTTTTCCAAAACCGAGCTTATGAGTTTAACTAAGCTTTGGAAGATGGCTGGCAGTCCACAAAGTCAAACCCCAAACAAGTGGAAGATTTTACCTGAAGCTAAAAGGCTTGTGAAGCAAATCTCAAAAGAAGATAAAGGCTTTAAATCTTCCTTTATGGAATCCAAGCGTGGTAAGGGCGGCGAAACTTTAGCGCACTACAAGATCGCTCTTGAATATGCTGGCTATTTATCGGTTGAGTTTAAATCTTGGATGCTTGGCATTGTTGGTAGTTTTATTGAGTCTCCTGAAGATTTTGCTGCTGACATTCTGATTAATTCTCATAACCGCGATCGGGTTGAGAGAGCTAAAAAGCGCGTCTTGGTTTCTGGCACTAACAAGGAAACTATGGAGCTAGCCAAGCTTGACGGCGCTAGTTATGCTGAAGTTCACAACAATCGCTACCGTGGTTTGTATCGCAAGAATGCGACTCAACTCAGAGAAGAAGCAGGGCTTAAAAAGTCTGAAACTCCCTTGGATCGCCTATCTGCTTATGACTTAAATCTAAACAGCTTGGCTAATCAGATGGCTTTGATGTCTGGTGATTCTGGAAAAGTTCTAGATGCGGCGATCGGCTTGCGACAATTGCATGAGCAAACTGTTGGTAAACCATTGGAACCAACATGGGAGGAAAAGCATTTACGCCCTAATCAGGCAAAAGCGATCGCCTATTCCAATGAATATCAAACCGAGCTACCAGTAAGCTAAAATCTATTTGCGCCCTACGATATCGCCATCATGGGGCGCGATAATGCTAGAATCGCTGTAAATTCGTATGTTGATTTATGGCGAAAAGTAAGGCTAAGCTCTCAGATTTTCGTACCCAAGAAAGAAATCTGAATAAGCACCGCCCAAGGGGTATGGGACAGCTAAGCAACATCATTTCCAAGGAAGGATGGCAGTCTGCAATTACAGTCGCAAATGACAATCAAGCTTTTAGTGGTAGCGCAAGATTAGAGACAGCACAAGAGCTATTTGGTGATGAAGCAGAGCCTATCGTATTTGATATTGATGGTACACGCCCTGTAATTCTTAGACGGGTTGATATTCCTACTGCTGATGATCCTAGAGCTATCAGGCTTGGCATTGCAGACAATCGCATTAATGAAGTTAACTATGATTTAGATATTGATTTACTGCAAGAAACAGCGCAAATAATCGACATTAGCGATCTATATTTTGACGATGAACTCGCAAAATTAGCTGAGCAAAAGCAAGAAATCATCGACCATCAAGAGCCTGACTTTCTCAAGTTTTCAGATAACAATGACAGTTTACCTGCATACGCAAGCGATCGCAGTGGTGGTACTAAGCAACCCATACCGATAGTCGTTGGCAGTCGGACTATGCAAAGATGGAATGAGTATAAGGAAAGTATTGGCATAAAAAATGATACGGCTGCGTTTGAAATGCTGCTAGAATCTCAAGAGATCTAAGGTGATTATTATGGTGCGATCATTAGACAACAGTAATGGCGTTCAGTATTACGGCGGTAATGATCCCTCAAAAATGGGAGGTCGGATTAAGAAAGGCGGATCGGTGGGAGGGGGATCTAATTCAGTCGCTTCTCAGTTTGTGTCAGGTCAAAGCAAAAACCATACTGTTTTTTATAATGGGAAAGTTGTTAGCATGGATTATTTAGGTAAAAAACCTAAAGATGAATTTAAGTTTGCTGGCATGAGAATTGCTGATAATTTATCCACAGGCGGAGTTGGTTTTATTAAAACTCCTAAAGGTGAATTTTATAAAGTTTCAAGCAGTAATAGATCCGCTAAAAAATCATCAAAAGAAGAAGTGTTAGCTTCTACAAAATAAAACATGGACGGATTAAAGCCTCTATACGGCGGTTTACTCAAGATACCCGCGCCATTAGAACTTAGTGGTAATTGGTGCGCTCATGCTTGTCCTTATTGTTTTGCTAATCTTAATGCTCCTACTCGTACATTAGACGTTAAGGGTGTTTCAAGATTATTAGCTGATTACCAAAACAGAAACACCATTGAGGGATATTTACTGCGCGATGGCTATCCTGTAATTGTCAGTAATCATATAGACCCGTTTAGCGCCTCAAACTATCGTCAAATGATTCCTTTCATGCAGACCATGACTGAGCTTGGTATACCTTACTCAGTGCAAACTAAAGGTGGTAAGGGTTGGGAAAAGGTGCTTGAGTTTATGCCGATTGGTGTTTGGTATGTCTCAATCTCATTCTCTGATGATGAAACACGCAAATCCATAGAGCCTAGCGCCCCACCATTAGAACATCGCTATGAGTTGTTAGATGCTTTGATCGCTAAAGGACACACGGTAATAGTTGGATGCAATCCATGCGAACCAGATTGGCTGTTAGACCCAATCCCATTTTTTGACAATCTAAAAGAAATTGGTGTATTTGGTACATGGATGGAGAATCTGCACATTAATACCAAGCAAAAACAGGTAATGCCCGAACGCGATCGCAAGCTGTTAGGAGAAGACTTAATCAGCGATTGCCTTAAGAAGAAACATAGCGATCCGTACAGAAAAGAATTTGTAGAGATGTGTAGGGAATATTCACGATCAATAGGGTTAGAGAATTACAGCATTGCTAACGGTAAGTATTCAAACTTTTTTGACGCTTACAAGATGTATCCGAAATTATTTCCAGTTGTCCAGCAATTTATTAATCGGTGCGCTACGTTAAACCGTGAGTTTTTTACACAACGGGAATGGGTAGAATTTTTTACCCCATTGCTGCCAACGTTTGTTACATCGCAAAATTATCATTACATTGATAGCAATGTTAGGATGTGTCCTGAAAAGGCGTTAGGGTTTAAAGTACCTAAGAATCCAACATTTGAGACAATATTAAAATGCTCTTTGAAGTCTCATAACGTACCTTTTCATCCAGTAAACAAAGCGGCTTTTAGCTATGCTGTAGATAGCAATGGTAACTATTTGCTAGATGATGTGGATAAATTGCCTATACTATGTTATGGCGCGGATGGGTGGACTCATACTATGATTGAGTATGATGATAACGAAATTAATGAGGTCGATTATGTTGGAATCATTAGACAATAGCAACGGTGTTCAGTATTACGGTGGTAATGATCCCTCTAAGATGGGAGGTAGATTCAAGAAGGGCGGCGGTGGTGGAGGCTCTAGCGGTAGTGCTAAACGTAGCGCTGTAGGTCAGCGTAGTAGTCTTGAGTCTAGATTTGGAGCTAGAGCTGGCAATGTGGCTAAGCAGCAAGCGGTATTAAGAAACCCTAACTCTACTCAAGCGCAACGAGATGTGGCTAAGCGTTTACTGCAAAGGAATACGGCTAACGCCACAACAGGTAGTGCTTTACTTGGTGTATCTGCTCAAGAGAGAGCAGCTAACCTTCGGGTTAATCAACTATTAAGGTAAACGGGTAGAATGAGATCGTTATCTAGGGATACCCTAGATAACTTACTAGGAATAAAGTAGACTACTTGACGTTATGGCTGCACCAACAAAACATGATTGGGTAAAAATTAGTAAGGAATACATAGAAGCGCCTAGCGATGATTTGCGCCCTTCATTGGTAGCCTTGGCATCAAAATATAATGTCAGTATTAAATACATTGAGCAGAAATGCTCAAAAGAAAAATGGGTAGAGCAATCCAAGATATTTCTGAGGCGCGTATCTCAAGAATCGAAGCAAGAGAAAGTGTCAAGCCTAGCAGGGGAGCAAACCAAGTTTGATGCTGATATCTTGACGGTTGCAAGGGCATTGCAAGGGCAAATCATTGGACATTTGAATGAAGCTAAGGTCAATAAAACACTGTTAGCAACTAAAGATATAAGCCTGTTGTCTGGCTCTCTATCGACAATCCAACGCATCGGACGGACAGCATTAGACCTTGATTCATGGACACCTGACAAAATCGTAAATGAGGCATTAAAACTTGGCTACCTTCTCACCGATCCTCGAACTCTTACCAGCGACACAGGCTCGGATGGAAAGAGCTTGGGAAAAGGTAGAGACTCAGATAGCACAGAAACAAGCACAGACGCAATCCCATTTGATTCCGTCATGGCAGGAGTTGCAGAAATCAAACCAACCATTATTCCTGCCGCCTCCCGAAATCTTGAAGATATCCTTGCTACCAAAGCAAGCGATAGCGTTCAAGACTCTTGATGTTCCTTATGTTGGTGTTGTTAGTGGTTACGGGGGCGGCAAAACCTACCTTTTGGCTAGGAAAGGTTTACTTCATGCGTATATCAATGCAATCCCTACTAAAAAGGGTTGTGCATTGGCATTGTACGAGCCTGTAGATGAGATGATCGAAAAGCTCTTAGTACCAGAATTAGATGAGATTTTAGATGCATCAGGGCTTAAATATACTCTTAGAGCGTCAGCACCCCGCAAATATACGATCGACTTCCCACATGGTCGGGCGGTAATTTATCTCAACAGCTTCGAGAATTGGCGACGTATTGTAGGCGGTAACTATTGCTTTGCGGGTGTTGATGAAATTGATACGGTACAACGCAAAATATTAGATCTCAGTTGGAAGAAATTAGTAGGACGGGTGCGCGTAGGACATTGCAATCAAATATTTTGTACTACTACTCCTGAGGGCTTTAACTTTGCCTACGACTTTTTTGGTTCGCCAGAATCAATTAATAAAAGCGATCGCGTATTAATAAATCTCAGTACATTAGAAAATCCATTTACGACTGATGACTATATCCGATCGCTTTACGAAAACTACCCACCAAATTTAATCGATGCGTATGTGCATGGTCAATTCGTAAATCTTGCATCACTGACTGCTTATTATGCCTTTGATCGCCATCGCAATAACTCAAATGAAACAGTGCAGCCTAATGAGAGATTGCATATAGGTCAAGATTTTAACGTAGGCAAAATGGCGAGTGTTGTATATGTCCAAAGAGGGCAGAACTATCATGCTGTCGATGAACTTTGGGGGATGCATGATACATCACACACGATTGAGACAATTAATAATAAATATCAAAATCATAGTAAATATTTATATCCTGATGTATCAGGTAATCAGCGCCATACATCAGCTACAGCATCACAAACAGATTTAAGCTTATTTGGTGCGGCGGGTTATCAAATTGTTAGAGGTACGACTAACCCCGCAATTAAGGATCGGGTTAATGCCATGAATACGGGTTTTTTAAATGCATTAGGAGAATCGCACTTATATGTAAATGTAAAGCGGTGTCCTAATCTTACAAGATGCTTAGAGCAGCAACCATTGGGAGATGATGGCAAGCCCGAAAAGAAAAAAGATCTTGATCACTTACCAGAGGCGGCGGGTTATGCTGCTTATAGATTATTACCAATTAGAGCAGGATCAGGATTCGGTACTAGTCGGGCGCGTGGGTAGTGTATCTGTTGCTTTAGTTACCGTATCCTTGCTAATCGTAATCGACTCAAGCGCACTACGCGATCGCAAATCTTTGGGGACAACAACGCCTAACTTCTTAAGATTAGCTCTAATCTCAGCTACTTTGCCACTATTAGCATGTGAAATAATTGCTAAATGTTTTTTTATAGACATATAATAAAAACAAATCAATACTTATAGATTATGTCGGAAATTGAAATCATTCAACCTAATGAAGCGTTTACATGGCGCTCCAATAAATTAGGTGAGAATAATAAAGCTAGCCCAAACTATAAACACCCTGATTATATTGAATATCAATATGATGTAGAGCGTTGCGAAGACTTCTATGAGGGGCGTAGAGCGTGGATATCAGGACGTTATTACAGCAATTTTGACACAATTAAGCTACAGGAATATCTACCTAAGAACCCTGCTGAAGAAACCGAAGAGTATTTTGATCGGGCGCGACAAACTCTGTTTCATAACTTTTTCCGTCCATCGGTTGACATGTTTGCTGCATTGATAAGCAAATTTGACCTTACAGACAATGTAAGTGAATCAATACTTATCAATCAAAGCAATATTGACCTTAAGGGATCTGACTTAATCAGCTTCAAAACTGATGCAGATACGTGGGCATTACGTGATGGCTTTGCGGTAATAGTCGTCAGCTATCCAGAGAATGCGATCGCTAATCCTAGACCATACTTAAACTTAATTGAACGTGATGACCTGATTAATTGGGATTTCACCTATGACGAAAGCGGCGCTGAAAAAATGACGCTAGCTGTTATTAAGCGTGAAGAAACCGAAAAGATTAATCAGTTTGCAAGTGAAGAAATTGAGACAAGATGGGTCTATTCTTTGGATAAAAACGGCTTTGTAACTACTGAGAAGTATTACAAGAGTATTGAAAAATCAAAGCCTAGTCGTGGTAAAAAGACTCAAGAGTTAGAACTTTGGATTAGCTACGATCCGCCCCTAATTTTACGCGATGCAAATCAGCAGCCATTGACCGAGATTCCGATTGTGATTTACTCAGTAAGCGATCGCGATGCTATCTGCTCAGCTCCGCCCCTGCTAGATTTACTTGAAAAAGTTAAATGCCATTACCAGAATTACTCTAGCTATCAGCGCACAATCTATAAGTTACAGCCAACCTATAAACGCAAATGGGCTGACTTTATCCCAGATAATCCGCCCTCACTGGTGATTGGTGGGAGCTTAGCAATCGAATGCTCTAACGGCTCTGATGTTGGCGTTTTGCAGATTGACCCATCCGCAGTAGAACCTATGCGTCAAATGCTTTCAGATTTGCGTGCAGAAATCAAAGCAGAGGCTTTATCCTTCTTGGGACAAGGATCGGTGCAGCAAACTGATGATGAAATCGCCTTGAAAATGGCGCAAGGTAAAGCCTCATTACGCAAATTTGCACTAAGGCAAAAGAGCTTATGGCAAACTATTTTTAGCTATTGGGATAGATGGACAGGAGTAGAACCTACTGATGCGAGTATTGACGTGGATATCAATGTACTTGATAAGCCAGTCACTCCTCAAGAAGTGCAAGTGGTACTTGATGCTGTAGCCACTGGTACTATGGACGCTGACACGGGATCGGCTAAACTAAATCAGTTGCGATGGTTGCCTGAGGGGCTAAAACTTAGTGCGATCGCGCCGCCGCAAAGTATTCCTCAAACTAATAAAGTGATGATTAATAAGGTTGACGATTCAGAAGATGATAATGATGATGAGGTGCAATCATGAGTACATGGACAGCTACCGATGTCGCAAACATCAAAACAATATTCAACCTTGAATATAAATATGTGCAACGCATCGAGGAATCTCTTACAGATTTTGAAAATCAATATGGTGCAACTGCGATCGCTGATTTGCAAACCAAAATCAATGAGGCGATCGCCCTGAAAGCAACCATCGCAGGAATAGAGCAAAGTGCAGATTTTGGGGTTACAAGTCAATCCGTACCCTCGTTTTATTCTTTTACTCGCAAGGATGGCACTGAGGTAAGCGGCTATCGCAATGCCTATGACAGCCTCAAGCAAACGATAAGCAACGAGCTTAGATTGCAAGACGTTGCACGAATTAATACAACTAGAATTATTAGAGCTTAGGAGAATTTATGCGATTTCATTGGAATCATTATTTTTATCAATCTGAAACTACCGACGGTGACACAGGCGGGGGTGCTGATAATCCATTGGGCCCAAAGGGAGAAAAAGCTTTAGAAGCAACCAAACAGAAAGCGCGTGAACTCGAAAAACAACTTGCGGAAGAGCGTGAGAAAAATAAAAGATTTGAGGGTATCGACCTAGCCAAAGTTGAGGAGGCTCTCAAATTTCAACAAGAAGCGGCGATCCGTGAGGCTGAAGCAAAAGCCAATACAGAAGAAGCCCGCAAACTTGAAAGAGAACAAGCGGCTGCTGAGAAGAAACGTTTGCAAGCCGAAAAAGAGCAAGCTGAAAAGGAGAAACTAGCAGCAAGGCAAGAGTTAACTGAAACACGTATCGATGCAGCGATCGCTCTTAACTTGGCTAACACTGGTATCAAACCTCAGTACACTGGCTTACTATCCAAGGATCAGGAGTTTCGTGGTCAGCTAGCCTATATGACCAAAGCCGCCGATGGTGTAGATAACGACGGGATCTATGTTGTCGATAAGTCTGGCGATCCTCGCTATCATCCAGATGATCGCAATAAGTATCTACCAATTGACCTTTGGATTGAGACTGAGATCGCCAAGAAATATCCTGATATGTTTGTTGCGCGTGTCGGGACTGGTGATGGCTTAAGCGGTAGACGTGGCAAGCGTGGCGGCGGTCTAGATATTGAAGCACTTGGCAAAATGAGTCCAACACAACGAGCCGAAGAGGCAAGACGAATGAATTTAAGATAATCAACAAAAAAGGAGCTGTTACGCTCCTTTTTTGTTTGGCTCAAAATAATGTTAGCTGCCCTTTTGGCGCTGGTTTGGGCTTCTTGGTTTTTACAGGTGCAAACGGATCATGATTGGCTATTCGATCGCGCATCACCTCAAAATAGTGCCGATCTTTTTCAATGCAGATATAGTTTCGATTGGTGTTTATGGCGGCGATCGCTAATGTGCCACTCCCTGCGGTGTTGTCTAAGATTAGTTCGCCTTCTTGGGTGTAGGTTTTGATTAGGTATTCGATAAGTTGGGTAGGTTTCTGTGTGGGATGGGTTAATCCGCTATTATGTTTTGGCTTATTGAACTTAACAATCGTTTTGGGATACCTGAATGTTGTTAGGTTTTGACTTGAGTTTTTTACGAATCTACTGCCAGATGTCCCTAAAACAGAATTTTTCCCTTGTGTATTGGAAACAAAACCAGCGTCCCACATTTCAGGGTTATACGTTGTCCTTCCTTCGCAAAATACCGAAATATTCTCATGGTATTTTAACGGCTGGACTTTAGCTAATGCAGGATTACTTGGGGCATCCTTCTCCCAAATCCACTCATACTTAAACCACTTAGGATTAGACATCACAAGCGCACTGGTAAAAGGCTGCGAGCCAAAAAGACAAATCGCGCCATTAGGCTTAATGATTCGCTTGTACTGTTCCCATAGGCGATCAAAGGGAATGACTACATCCCACTTGCAAGCAGTGATTCCAAATGGGAGATCCGCGATGATGCAGTCGATACTTTTATCTGCAATATCCTTCATTACCTCTAGGCAATCACCATGAATAATAGAGTTGGGAGCGATCGCCATTAGCTTAAACCTCTACTAAAAATACACATTTGACTGTCAGATTTATTCCTGTTCTTTTTAATTGACTTTACGCTTGTATCATCCGTTAGGTAATAACCAATATTAGCTTTTACCTTTTTCCAGTCTTCAGGACTCATATCAGCCTTAGCTCTATTCTCAAACCATGTCAGGAATTGTAAGTTACACAAATCAAAAGTACCGCCCAAAGCTTTTGGCACGATATGATCAATAGAAGGCATCAGCCATTTATCTTTGTCATTTAGAATCCATTTTGAATACACCTTATTGAATTGATCGTCATAGTAAAATTTTTCAATAAAAGCAGTGTACTTTTGTAGGTCAAAATGCTTTCTATGTCTTGAAATCACCCTGTTTAGAAATTTAAGCTTTTCAATATCTTCAAAGCTATGCAACCATTCATTGCTTACTTCATGGAGTAAATGAGTCTCCATGTTCCTAACAAGTTTTTCTTCAGAGGTATTGTAGACGCGAGTTTTCTTAGAGATCTTGGCATCATGAAAGCCTTTCTCGGCTAATCGTCTTCGAGATTCACCTATCTTCCGTTTGTGTTCATCAGATAAAGGCTTTTTAATACGCTTACCATCTGCTACAAAACCATATTCATTAACTCGGCGCTGGATAAAATGGTGATTGGTATTGAATTGATCCGCAATCCTTCTAACACCCCATTTCTCTACCTCGTATAATCTTTGGATCTCATTAATATCTGCTTCTGTTAAAACTATTGGCGCTCTTCTGTCTATCATCTCAAACCTCTTGCCTATATCCCATATACTAACATGGATAAACATGGATAAAGCAATAAAACAAGAGTATTTGGGATTATATTACGCTATTAGGCGCAATCTGCCCTACGGTCAATCCCTCAATATTGTTAATTACATTCATGTTTATAATTCTAAAGCAATCGCCACGACAAACAGCAACAACGAGCCGCAACTATAAGCAAGGGCATAGCGAGGTGATATAAATCCTAGCGCGATCGTTGAGAGACAGCCGACCATTGACAATGCTGAGAGAATACCTTTAATCATTTTGGTTTTATCGCTCAATCCCTTTATTGTAAAGCGTTTTGCGATATAATATAGAAATACCCCGCGATGCTGAAACATCCGAGGCGTGATCAACCTGATATATAGGCTAATATGACTAATCTTATCAAACATTCGTACAACGGCGCGATTATCTCCCAAGAATCCGATGGCTATGTTTCGCTTACTGATATGGCGAAAACTCACAATAGATTGGTTGCTGATTATCTGAGAACTGATACCACTAAAGCTTATTTACAAGCGCTTTCTTTGGATATGGGAATTCCCATATCGGCTCTAGTCAACACTTTCAAGGGCGGTAAAGGGAAACAAGGGACATGGGCACATCCTGACATTGCGATCGATTTCGCTCAATGGTGCAGCCCCACTTTCAAGGTTTGGGCTAATCGTGTTTTGCGTGGAGTGATTACTCAAGAAAAACCAGAACCCAAAAAAGCGATCGCCCATTATTCAGATCGCTGTGCAGACATCCGAAAGAATTTGGTAAAGACAAAAGGTCATTGGTGTGTCATTGAGAAGTGCAATCACCTTTTGTTGGAGGTTGAGAAAGCTGGTTATCCCATTGATAAGTTCGATCTGTTAGATTCGAGCGTAGGGCGGCGCTATGCACAATACCGCCGTGAGATTGGCTACTCAGAGCCTACGCAGTCAGCGCACTATCAGCTACCACATTGCCCTCATCCTGTAACGATCGCTTGCTATCCAAGCAGTGAGCTTGGTATTTTCTCTGATTGGCTTGAAGGTATTTATGAAGAGCGATATCTCAATAAATATCTGCAAGATAAGTACGGGAAACTGGCAAAAGTTTAAATCTGTGCTATTTTATGAATAACTGATCAAATAACTTTTGCTTATCGCAATGTTTGCAAAAGTTATTTGATACTAATAAAAGAATTTTTCGCAACGAATTTCTTTGATTTAGTGAGGCGCAATGCCAGCAGAAGGTATTGCAAATCATTAGATATAAAGAGAAAAAAGATGGCATTAACCCTTACAGAAGCCGCAAAGATTGCGCTTAATGAAGGCAAAGTATTTGAATCGGCAATTATTGAGCAGTTCGCTAGCTCTAGCGGAATCCTCGAAAATATTCCCTTTGTGGATATCGCAGGTAATGCATATAGCTACAACAGAGAAGAAGCGCTTCCTGGTATCGGTTTTCGCGGTGTAAACGAAGGGTATGACGAATCGGTAGGCGTTGTTAACCCTGTAACCGAAACACTGTCTATCTTAGGCGGTGATCTTGATGTTGATAAATTCGTTATCGACACAATGGGCGTAGGTGTTCGCTCTCAGCATGAAATGATGAAGGTTCGGGCCCTAGCTTTGGCGTGGACAAAAGAATTTATCCAAGGCGATACAGCTACCAATATTAAAGCCTATGACGGATTGCGTAAGCGCTTGACTGGTACTCAGTTAATCGACAATGGCGCTAGTTCTGGTGGTGATGTACTGAGCTTGGAACGTTTGGACGCAACCATTGACGAGGTGACTAATCCTACTCACATCATCATGAATAAGACCATGCGACGGGTGCTGACTAGCGCTGCTCGTAATACGTCTGTGGGTGGTTACATCACCTATGAACTCGATTCTTTCGGTCGTAAGATTGCGTTTTACAACGATCTGCCAATTATCGTTTTAGATCAAGATGGCTCTAAATCTCAGATCTTGCCCTTCACTGAGGCGGCGGCTTCTGGTACAGCTCAAACCACTTCTATCTACGTTGTTTCGTTTGACACTATGGGAGTACATGGTTTACAAAATGGCGGTATGCAAATCCGCGATTTAGGTGAGCTAGATACTAAACCCGTATTTCGTACCCGTGTTGAGCATTACCAATCGATCGCCATTAAGGACGGTCAGGCTGCTGCTCGTTTGCGTTACATCAAGTCTGGCGCTGCTGTCGCTTAATTTAATCAGGGGATATCCCCTGATTAATAATTCACAATGCTTTCAAGTATTTTTAAACAGGTAAAAACCTAATGGCTACAACATTTTCAACTATTGCAGATCGGCGCGTTCGTGGTACTTACGACGCAGCGCTAGCCCTTCGCACCCCTGAAGCAGCTGCTATGTCTGCTACTACTTCTACCACTCGAATCGCCTTTGCTTGCCGCAAAATCGAAGCTTTCAAGGTTTGCTTTGATATTGAAGCTTACACAAGCTACAGCGCTGGTACTGCTGAATGGACGATCGCAGTCGATGTATCTGCTACCGTAGGCGGCTCTAGTACCGTAATCGGTACTATTCTCCCTGCTCAATTAGCTGGTGCTGCTGGCGAACTAGAGATCGTATTTGGCGGCGCTGAAATTGCTGCTAAATTGGCGACTGCTGAAGCGATCGGCTTGGTTTGCACCAAGACTGGCTCCCCAGGAAACTTGACCCTATCCGCTTGGATTGTACCTGTTCAGTAAGCCATGAAAAACGTTCAAAACCCTGTCACGGTAATCAAAGAGGGGCACATTGTAAAAGATGTTTACCTCTCTGATTTGGAAGCATGGCAATCTGAAGGATACGAAATTTACGATCCCACAGCACCTGTTGCCACTGAAGAACCAGAAGCGATCGCACCAAAGTCTAAAGCAAAGAAATCCGCACCTGTGGATACCGAATAAATCTAAACGGAATAGGCGATCGCAAGGTCGCCTATTTTAATAAAAATGACAGTACAAACTGATTTACAAACAAATTTAGACGCTTACATACAAGCTAATTTCTCTGGTAGTTTAGCTGAAGTTTCGGCTAGCAAAAAACCGTTAGAGGATTTGCTAGACATACAGCAATCACTAAGCAGTGGCGGCGGTTCTGGTGGCGTTGCTGATACGACTGCAACAGGTACAATTACCACTCAAAATCTAGTTCCCGCTGGCGTTGCAACGGCTGGCTCCGCTGTATCTATAGACCTTGATAGTAAAGGTACAGTTACGATTCAAGTAACTGGAACTTATACAGGCGCTCTATCAGCGCAAATCACCACCGATGGGACTAATTGGATTACTCCAACAAATGCCGTATTTAAAAATATGACCACAGGTGCGAATAGTAACACTATTCCAAGCGCATCTGAGGGGATTTGGCAGATTGAAGTTATCGGTCATGCAAAGTTCAGATTGAGCGCTCTTGCAGCCGTCACGGGTACAGCTACAGTAGCTTTAAGAGCGGCGGCAAATACTTCACAGGTAAGCGTTGCGGGTGTATCTACAGCATCGAATCAAACAACTGGAAATGCTTCTCTAACAAGTTTGGTCGCAGCGGCGATCCCTGCGTTTACCAATAGCCCTATTAATCTGGGATCTGCTAACGCTGCTACGCTCAAGGCTAGCGCGGGGGCGGTTTACAAAGTGTATTGCTACAACAAAAATGCAGCAACGAGATTTTTCCAAATCCACAATAAAGCAACTACGCCTGTGAATACTGAAGTCCCCGTCGAATCATTTCCAGTAGCTGCTAATTCGGCGCTGATAATTGATTCTACCTTTTGGGGTGCATCTGGTCGGACTTGTAGTACTGGCGTATCGTGGGCTTTCAGTACTACTGAGGCAACCTTAACGCTGGGCACTGCTGCTGACGTAACTTCTAGTGTGGGGTATTTGTAATGAGTGGAATAATCTTTGGTGGGCTTGTAATTCCTGATAGCTCTATTACCCCTGCAAAGCTATCACAGCCATTAACCCTAGCAACTGCGGTAAACAGTACCTCAGGGACTTCTATCGATTTTACTGGTATTCCCAATTGGGTTGATAAAATTACAATAATGTTTAATCGTGTGTCAACAAATGCGTCATCTGCCTTATTGATACAAATAGGGTCTGGCTCTATTACAAATACGGGTTATGTTTCGCAGCGTTGGACTAGTACAGGGGTAGGTGTTATTACCTCTGGCTTTGATATTGGGGCTACGCTTGGGGCAGCAAACAGCCTTTCAGGAATAGCTGTATTAAGTCTTGTTGGCGGGAATCTTTGGGTGATGAATTCCACGGCAGCATATACAACTACAACTTCGCCAGGATGGATATGCGCTGGCTCTTCTTCTGCGCTCTCAGGGGCATTAGATAGAGTTCGCATTACTACGGTGGCAGGTAGTGATGTTTTTGATGCTGGCTCAATTAATATTCTTTACCAATAAAAATCATGGAACGCCTTGAATACAATTTAAGTACTGGTGAGCTAAAAACTATTCAGCTCACTCAAAACGAGATTAACGCAATAGCGGCTAATCAATCACCAGCGCCTATCCGCACAATTGACGCAAGGCGATTACGACTGGCACTGCTGCAATTAAATCTTTTGGATAGTGTAGAAGCTGCGATCCCCACATTAGGTCGCGCTGCCCAAATTGAATGGGAATTTGCTACGGATATTAAGGAAGATTATCCTTTGGTGATTTCCTTATCAACTAAGTTGGGCTTAAATGTTAGCAAAATTTTTGATGTTGCGATCGAGATAATCTAAATATTTCTATCAATACGATCTCCACTAAGCAACCTAAAAAGCAAACCAAAAAAAATTTAATAAAATGCCTTGTAGTACTCCTCTCCCAATAAACAAATTTACAAATAATCCTATTTTAATTGGGTTCCCTTGGAAGGATTCGCTCGTATTTGCTACGGGTACTCTAGCCAGCCCTACCTATTTAAACCTGAGTTTGTACGATGTTTATTTTGCGATCGCCCCTTCATTTACATCAGCTATCAGCCTAGCTCCTACGATTACTAAATTATCTAACGGGCTTGCAACGTTTGAGTTTACTGATGTGCAAACAGCAACTATGACGGCTGGTACATGGGTGGGACATGTTTTTTTGCAACTTATTGCGGGCGGCGCTCCTGATTTTAAAATGCAACTTGAGATCCCTGTAATTGACTCAGTACCAACGCCATGACGCAAATAATTAAATTCACAGAGCCTCTATTGCAGATTATTCAGCGCAACAATCAACCAACTTTAATTGTGCAATATTTAGTGCAGCGCCACCGCCTGATACGTAGCTAAATAGGTGATACTAATCCGTTGGTAATACCACCGATCATTTATCCAATTAGAGCAGTAGCGCCGCCTGTTTACTACGCTTTACCGTTGATGCTTTTGGCTTGCTAAATAAAGCTTAACTGAATTTGTTTTGATGGCATCTTAGCGATCGCCTGTAAGTCTGCTCTGATATTCTTAGAGCGATCGCATATCCATAGTTTCTCAATCCGTTTGCAGTCATCAGCATTTTTGCGCGATGTACGCCCGTTTGCGGCACTCATGACTGCTTCTATCCCTGCGCATTTTTGAGCGCTTTTGGGCGCGATATCTTGATGGTAGTTACTCAGTACATAGCTAGACTCGCAAGTATCTAGAACATCGCATAGAGCTTGATAATCGTCTAGGGTATATCCGCCATAATGCCCTTGATTAGTATCAGGATATGGAGGATCTGCATAGATAAGCGAGTGGCTGCTGTCGAAACGCTTAATAAAGTCAAGAGCATCTTCACAGCCAATATACACATCTCGTAATCGCTCAAAACATTCTGGCAACCTAGCGGCGCGATTTACCCATGTTGCTGCTAAGTTGCGAGTGGTTACACCTGTTGCCCACCCCGCACCTATTTGATTAGCAAAACTCATATTGCATTCAATATAAGTAGCCCAAGCAACTTTTAGATCGCTGTACTCAGATGGATTGTTATAAATTTTTCGCGCCTCCCGATGTTCTTCTTGACTGTATGGCGTAAGTTTAATCCATCGCGCTAGTTCGCTAGGCTGCTCTCTTGCCACGCGCCAAAACGTGATTAGTTGCTTATTCAGGTCATTGATTGCCTCGCGGTAATAGTCACTATTACCGCGATTTATTTTGCCTTTGGCATATAGCACCGCGCCGCCACCAAAGAAAGGCTCAACATAAACGGTGTGTGGTATCGCCATGAGGTGAGGGACGATCTGGGTGGCAATACGGGCTTTGCCGCCGTAATATGAGAGGCATGTTTTCATATATTCCTCGTAGCTAAAATCTCTTTTGCATCAGTGCGATCTCCATTGCAGCTAATACGGCGGCGCATATCAATAAATTGCACATCAAAGCCTAAACCTTGATACAAATCAATAATCCTGTCAGTCGCCTTGTTACTTGCTACTACAGGGCAATTTAGCGCGGCTAAGGAGCTAGCTAAATCCACTTGATCATCCCAAGTAAACGAACCAGAGTAACCCGTAAAGCCGTCATCGTAGGGGGGATCGGCGTAAAAGAAACAATATGGTATTAGCTCTTCAAGAAAGCCCTTGATAAAATCGGTATAGCTAAAACTTGAAAATTGCCACGTTCCAAAAGCTTTCTGGTACTCAGTAAAATCATGATCAAGAATCGGCTTTTTGTAATGCCCAAAAGGTACATTAAATCCACCACTGCTATTTGTTCGGCACAGTCCCCGATAGCCTACACGGTTGAGATAATAAAATAATTCGGCTAGCTCTGCTTGAACTTCTGCGTAAAGAGTCATCGATCGCAAATTATTAAATCGTTCTCTTAATCTGTAATAGCTGCTTTCGGA